TCGATTGAATAGTGATTCGGAAATGTCATCCATCCCACCACCCTGTGCTGCAGGAGAATCAGCCCTCCCCGCCGACAACGAATCAAGGGCAGCACCAAGGCCATCATTTGCAGTTTCATTATTGACCGCTTCCTCTGCCATTTCTTCTGCCTCTGCGGGTGATAAGTTCCATCTCTCAGCAAGCATGTCTGCTATCTTCTGCCTGTTAGTGTGTCTAATCCCGAATCCTCCCATATATTGGTCAAGACCTTCATGTGTCATACCCTCCGGCATGTCTCCCCCAAAGCCACCTTCTCTCATTTGCTCCTCTCTGGCTTTACGAGACCTGCCGGGTTTGTACACGGCATCGAGTGCTTCTGTAATGAAATCAGGCTCCTTTTCTCCTCCAACTGGCGGTACTGCAAGGTCATCAATTCGAGGTGGTGTTGGAACCTCAGTGGTAGTTTGACCTAAATCCTTGATGTTATCCATTGCTGTATTCAGAGCATCTTGATTAACATCAGATGATGGTACTTCTCCGTGTCTACTTGGACTAAGTCCTTCTACGAATTTGGTTTGTTGTTCAGGTGACAGACCTTGTACTCTCTCCAGTACTTCATTAACCGACATGTCCGCCATATTCGCTACGGAACCTACCCTCCTGAGTTCATCAGGCCCAATACCTAAATTATTGACAAGGTTTCGTGCATTCTCTTGTTCTTTTTCGTTTACTGGTGAACCTGTAAATTGTTCAGTATTAACAGGTGGAGCAGCAGCGTCAGGTAGAAGGCCGCGCCGCCTCATTCTCTCAGTGGACTTATCATGGGCCTGTTGAGCGCGCATATCTCTAATATTCTTCATTCCTCCTCTGAAAGTCGCCATCGCTTCTCTCGGCTTCTGAGTCAGACCACGCCAAGCGTCTCCCATTCTCTCACGTATCCCACGCCCAACATCCACACCCTGAACTTGATATCCTTGACCGGGTTGTCTCTCTTGGCCCGGGGTTTGACGCGCCATCTGTCGGCGCGCCATTCTACCTCTCCAAGTATGAGGAGAATGGGGAGTATGAAATGCTGGGGGCTGGCCAGCAGCAGGGCGAATATTGTATTGAGTCGTAGCACCGGCTGGCATTTGTGCCATGTCCTGCGTTAGACCACCGGGTGGTGGTTGTTGCTGTTGTTGTTGCAGTTGCTGAGGATTCTCATTAAATGATTGATTCGCTTTTGAAATAAGTTCTGAATCATTATTGAAGAGTACATATTCCCAGACGTCTTCAGCAGCATCCATTTTAAGAAGGAAATCGACAGTGGCATCCAATTCCCCGCGTGCTATACACGCAACTTCATAATCTTCCCAAGTCACGTTGGTCATCGAGAGGCCACCTTAATCGCACGAACCACATCATATGATAGATGTAATGCTTTCGCTAATTTTTCCCAATCACCTGCACCATGTTGAACTGCACGAACATCTTGCTCAGTGATATTGTAATGAGAAGCGAGTGAAGAGATATCTTTTGAATTAGGTAAAGATTTCATAAGCATATCATCTAACTGGGCTTCACTGACCTGAAGCCTCTCCATGATATTATACAATGAATCAGTCGCGCCCCTCATAATTCGAAAACCACCCTCGTCCACATCAGGAAGTAACGGCTGGTCTTCCCGGGGAGGAATTACCCTCACTTGCCTTGTAGGTGGTAGCGGTAGTTCCTCTTGAACCACTGGTGGTTGCTCCTGAATCACTGGTGGTGGTGCCATTACTCGTGGCTCTACACGGGGTACATCCATTGGCGCGTGTTGTTGAAAAACGACATGTGGTGCTTGCTGTGCTACATTGAACACGTTTTGTTGTTCCACTTTTCGTTCAGGCTCTTCTTCAGTAGGGGAGACCGTTAGAGTTTCAACATCATCAGGCCCATAGTGCTGTAAGAATTTCTCCATACTCCCATATACTTTCGGAGTTACCTGCGTTCGGTCCATATTCAAAGACGCTCCCATTTCACGCAAGACTAACATTGTAGCAGTGAGTTCTTTCGCCGCATTGAACATACCTTTACCTCCTCCCCAACCAGAATGACTGCGTATCCTTCCCATCATGCGGGCTAAACGGTCTCTATTCTCCCCACCTTCCCCCATATCTCCCATATCTTGGAATTGACGAAGTACTTTTGTGAAGCGACTCTTTGCTGGGTTCTTATCAGGTGCTCTGGAAGCAGCAACTAATTCACCCAGTGGGGTTCCCACAATAGCAGCGGTCTGTTCTCTATCAAGACCTGCCTTCACTCCTCTCTCTATCGCTTTAGGGCCACCTGAAAGGTGATGTGCCTGAGAAGAAAAGAACTCATTCGGTACTATTTGTAAAAGATGCTGAGGGGCGAGTTCGATATCTGCACTTCTTTTACCTTGCGCGAAACTATCAATTGCACCTTGTGCAGCAGTACGCTTTCTATCGAAGAAAGTGTTCCCGTTCGCGTCTAATAAGAAATGGTGAGGCTCTACATGGGGGTCACCACCAAGTGCTGAAGGTATGGCCTTCGCGTCACCGAACATATACGCTGCCGCTTTATTGATTCGCTCACGAAGTTCTCTAAAGAAAGGTAAGGTCGCACTTTCTGGGAAATGACCACGCTTAGGATGAGGGGCGTTATTCATATGCAAAGTGTGTATGCCGCCAGATTCTAACCGCGTCGGCCTTTCATGCAGTGGTATATTATCTTTCAAATAAGGGGCGAAATGGTTCTTAGCCCACTCAGGGTGTAATTTACCATCTTCGAAAGGGAGAGGTAAAGCATGGGTAGCACTATGTTTACGCATTTTACTGTTGAAGTCACTGACTGACGCATTAATGAGTTGGTGTGCCAGTGTCAAAAAGGGACGATATGTTTGACCATCGTGCCACATGTCTTGCGGTATTCCTTTCGCTCTCATTATATCAAGTGCTAATTTATGAGCAACTCCCTCCATTGGCCAGCGCCCGACTATTCCCTGAATAGGCTCTCCTGTCTCAGGATGGAGATGGAAATGAGAATAGTCATTAAGAAAGGGATTATCCTCATCAGCGAATCTTACACGATGAACATCATCAGTTTCAGGGTCAACGAATTCGACTCCTTCGCCTTTGAGAATAGTGTCAGGAAACATCACTGGTGACCCCTCCGTGGTGCGAGCAACCCGATAGGGTGAGCACCCCAGAGGGTGGGGTCATCATCAGGGTCAGCCTCAGTAGCCCCTGTTGGGGCAGAGGTCTGTCGAGGGTGAGCGTTAGGGCTGGATTTTTCCCCATCTCCCTTCCCATCATAGAATGATTTTTGGAATTCATCGCTCTTCATGATGCGCTTCAATCGCTGTAGAAGTGTTTTGATATCAGCCACATCGGCTTGAGAGAACGCCCTTTTGGGTCGAGCCATGAGACCACCAAGAGTATGTGCGGCCATTGTAGTCAAAGCATCGCCAATTTTTCCTTTAGCCATGACTGGCTTCGGCCCCGTTTTACCTGTCGCTAACTGACTCGCACGGGTAGTCTCAGCACCTCCCGGTGTGTCAGCAGTGCGCGGTTGGCGTATTTCAGAGGGGCCGGTTAAAGCAGTGTTCCTTTTCGCCCCCGGCGCTGGGTTCTCTACAAGAGCGCGTGGAGGCTGACCAGTCTGGAAAGGAATAGGGGGAGTTACTGGCTGTGTGACAATCTCCTTACTCTTACGAGAGCGAGCAATCTCTGCTTCACGCCTTCTTGGGTCAGGAGCGGCTAAACTTGGACGTTGTTGACCAGTACCGCGAAATCTCGGCCCTGTTGTTGACCCAAGAGGTATAACACCGGGTGTCTGACCGACAGTTGCGCGAGCCCCTCTCACTGTACCACTGTATGTTCCGGGATGTCGAGTGAACACACTAAGAGGGCCCCCTCTCCCTCTCTTTCTTTTATGTCGAATCGCTTCAATAGTAGGCCCTTTCTTCTTTCTTGACCTCGCACCTTTCTTAGAGCGCTCTTTCCTCTTCTCAGATTCAATTGTGACTGTGTGGTCCTTCTTCTTCCCTTTCAGCATTTCAAAAGCCATATCCATGGGCTCCCCAGTCTGCACAAGTGCTCCACCACCAAGACCACCTCCCGGTGGGAATGCTTGAGACATACCCGGTGGCCCTGTCAAAGATGCTTGCTCACCCACTTGTTCTTGAGAATCGAATGGTTCTGGGTCACGTTGTTCTACCTTCACTTTCAAATGGTGAAGTCCTGCCAGTTTGTTCTTACGCTCATCTTTATCTTTGAGTTTCTTAGCGTTTGTTTTTTCTTGCTCACGTTGGTCACCCATAGCATGAGTGCGGTCTTCCTCAATGAACTCGGGCGCTTCACGTGGGTTGAAGCGTAAACCAGAGGACGAGCCTCGATTTCCTTCTCCCGGCATGGTCATTCCCCGAGCACGGCTTCCACCGTGCTACGTAGACGACTGGCGATGTTGAAATAGAAGTTGCGGAGATTTGAGGGGGATTTGAAAGCATTAGCAAAATGGTCCATAAGACTATCAAAACCACATAGCATCTCACCTAATTCATTACGGTGCTCGAAAAAACTCTCATCATCGCTTTCGAGCACACGCTCAATCTGATTTTGAAGGTCTCTGATACGCCCAAGGAGAGTATGATATTGTGAATATATCGCCGGGGCCATGTCCCCCATCACTTTATGCCAGCGGTCAAATGCCTCTTCCACTAAAGAGAAAAAGATAGGTAAACGGTCTGGGTGCATCTCACCCTTACCATGAAGTATCCTCCCATGAGGGACGTCCTCACACATTAGTGCCCGGGTCGGGATAAGAATATACGCGTCTTTAGACATCTTCTACCTCATTCATGAGTTTATTACGTATGCGAGCCCAAATCTCAGGAGACTCCTTAGCCAATTCAATCTTGAGAATATTGACTGTCTCTGCCTGTATATTCTGCTCACTTTCACCCATGGCCCTGTCTTGTAATTTCATCATCGTGGTGAGTGTTTCTCTTACTTCTTTATGCAACATGGTGAGATTACGAATATAATTGGGCTCATTTCTATCTGCGTCATCAAGCATGAGATTCAATTCACCATTGAGTCTTTCCATATTTGAATGCAGAGCACCCATCTCTTTACCCACCTGTATTGCTATCACAGGGGCCGCACTTTTCTGCACAAGTGGTTTCAAATGATGTTTTAGATGATGATATACGCTTGATTCCGCACATCCTAATTCCTTAGCCATCTCTTCTGTAGGCATTGAACCTGTGAAATACGCATGTTCCAATTCCGCCCTAAGATGATGTGTACAAAACATACAATCACTATTCGACCCCATATGATATTCACCCATATGGTTACGAAAATGACGGTCTGTGGTGCCTTCTCTCCAACCCATGTCTCTATCAAGGACTTTAGGAACGACAACCCCGTCGACTAAACCTTGCTCAAATTCATCACGCTGAGCATGCTGACATAACTTGCAGGAAGCGCGCGTTATACGTTCCGACACAACCTGTGCATAACGGTAAGGCTGAAAGTCCTTACTCACGTGTGCGTTCTATGCGGAAATTAGGAAGGGCGCCGCGTGTAGGCGGGGTACCTATCAATTTCCGAACAGTGAAAGATGTCTCTAAAGCGATGAAAGATATCGCATTGAGGCATAACGTCAGTGAGCAAGAACAGAGACAGCGTCTCGATATATGCGGCTCGTGTGAACATTACACTGGTTCAAGATGTGAACTGTGTGGATGCTTCATGAATTTCAAAGCAAGACTGCGCAATAGCACATGTCCTATCAATAAATGGTCGTTAAGCAGCGCGAGAGAGACTTCTATAGACCACTCCAACCATGGAGAATGACACGAATGCTGATAGCAGCATCCACGTCAACTCTTGAGGGGTTAGAGTATTCATACTGAATAATAGAATGACTAAGGAGCCAAGAGCGAGACTAATGACTTGCACCATTATCATATCAATAATGACAGAATGATTAGTGTCAGACATATCACTGACTGCTATACTGAGTGAGGTGAAAGGACTACGCATTATGCCACCCTACCCCCTTGTGGTAATCCGACAACTCCACGCATAAGTCCACCGAGGGCACCTCCGGCCTTCTCAAGAGCACCGGGGTTATCCATTGCTGCAGCGAGAGCACCTTGCATAGCAGTAGATTGCATCATACTGGCAATCTGTTGTTGCTTCATCATGCTTTCTTGGACTGCGGCACTGGCACTATTCTGTAATTGTTGACTGTTCATTGTGACTGAATCTGCTGAAGGTAATGGGGAGACAGCACTGAAATCGAATTTCATACTCCCATCCTCTGCTTCTTTCAAAGAAGAATTACTCAATATATGGTGTACTGAGAGACTTACAATATTAGCGATAAGTCCAGACAGGGCTTGTAAATTACCACCGGGGGTAGAAACAGGCCCCGCCAACCAACGGTCAAATGGTACACTGGTCTGAATAAGAGCAGAGATAAGTTCCATTTCACTGGGTGGGGGAGCATACCCATAGGGTTGCGCACCAAACCCTTGCTGAGTTTGCGCGAATTGAGTTTGTTGAGGACCCATACCCATACCCATCCCCATGCCCATAGGTTGACCCATCCCCATAGGTTGACCCATCCCCATAGGTTGACCCATGCCCATATTATTACTACCAAGGGGTAGAGCACCTGTTGCTTGCTGATTCTGAGAATTGTTTCCGAAAGGCCATACCATATTCTATCACTCCTCTGTTGGGATGTCGGGCAGTTGTGCCGCTGGTGGTGCCGAAGAGGCCAACAGTGATTGAAGTGTCGGTCCTGAAGCGGCAAGTTGAGTGGATGTTTGGGGAGGCATCTCATTAGATGTTGAAAGGATGCGTGCATTCGTCCCACTTTGGAATTGTCTCATATCGAAAACTACCATTACAATATCATTCTGTCCAGTTATGTGATTCTGCATATGTACAATAGGTAAATTGTCTCTTTTGGCCTGTTTGAAAAACTCCTCATAATGAGCGAGTTGCATAGGAGTGTTGTCCTTCTTTCTCCCGAATGAGGCAGCAGCAACGACTGGTACAGAGACAGTAGTAACTCCCTTCTTCAGTTTAGCGCGTAATGTGCCTGTGCTGGCCTCTGTTTCTCGCTCTTCCTCACGTTCCCACTTATTCAATAAATGATACAGATGGAGATGCTCAGGGCAATATGTCCCCCTCATCTTACGTCCACTTGTGACATTTTCTCGCGCAATGAACGCTTCACTTTCACCAGTGACTGGATTATGGAAATACATTTCCCATAACGACTTACCTGTTTCTTCATCACGAATATCGTCATAGAGATTACCAGCAGCCCGAATCAAGGCATCGACGTCACACCCATCAATACAACAATGTGTCGTGCTGGAATTATAACGAAACTTCCCACCTATAATTCTCAACGGTGATAAGAATGTCCTCTTAGTGGGCTTCAGCAACCTATAGGCTTGCTTGATATCTTTCCTACGTGCCTTTTTGGGGTCATGGTGTCGAGATGGGAAGAAATTCACTTTAGGTACTTCGATATGATGCATGGTGGATGCTTCTTCTAATTGGCCCTGAGTGTCAGCCATAGCCTGTAAATCATGAAGAGGTACTTGTGACATAGCGGCTATTCTCCGCATATCTGAAGGGGTCTGTTGACCAAGAGGGGTGTGTTGCTGCGAAGGCCAGAATGTCGACATACCTACCATTTCAACATCTCCATCAATGATTTTTCAACATTCCATCCTATTTTAGTAGCCATCATATTCACACGACAGGGTATCCCCGCTTTCTGGAGCCTGACCATCGCAGGACGATGGGCGTTAAATATGTGATGTTCTCGTAAACGCTGAGACTGCCATAACAAATTTGCTTTATCATCCCACCAAACATCTGCTTTGTTAGCGATGACCCATATCTGCTTGGGCGCGTATCTCTTCCCTCGCAAGCGAGAGGCGATACTTCGATATGCCCATCTTCTCTCAATAACGGCATCAGTGAGGAATTCCAAACCACCGACGACATCCACATACCCTTTATTCTCCTTACCTAACGCCCTATCATCAGTTAAGAAGATGACAATCTCCACTCTTCTTTCCACCATGTCGTTGAGCCATAAGTTCCAGAAACGCTGCTGTCCCCCCAAATCGGTAGAGTGGACCACTCTGCGCTCATTTTCCCAGCGGACACGTTTTCTGGATGCACGTGGTAATACATGACCGTGCCCGATGAGTCTCTTGGGATGGAGGGTCCTGTCTTCGACATCTTCCATCTCACCCGGTGTTGTCATGAATCGGTCCAGTGTTGTTTTCCCCACCATTGTAGGGCCATACACTCCTACTCTGCGGGGTTTGAGAAAATGATAGAGTTCCCGACCATACATCAGAGCCCCCATCATAATGGAGCCACCCATTGTCACGGCTGTCATTCACAGGCCCACCCATCCAGCAATCTTGTCCTTCCACCAGATAACGAAATTATCCCATACACTGTAATCCATCCTCACTTCGATATATGATGTCAGTAAAACGGCGATTACCACAGCGATTATGGTGCGAATCCAAGAAAAGCCTCGATAATAGTATTCATCTAATTTATTCTGAGTATGTAAAGCCCGCAATGTCGACTCGGTAGCATCATCTCCCGGGGTTTTGAATAACCAGCCCACATTCATTCCTCGTCTTTGACGAATCTCCCATCAGGCCCTCTCTTCTTTGTTGCCCCAAGGTCAAGAGACTCCTTTTTCGAGGCAGAGTGTTGAGGTATCTCCATTGCCGCTTTCGCTCTGCGCACCATCTCTTCTTGAAGAGCCATGTATTGCACGACTTCAGGGTCGTCTTCTAACATTTTCAGTTGTTGCTCAAATTCAATCTGCTGCCTGCGCATCTCCATTTCCATCTGCTTCTGACTAAATTGCATCTGTTGATGTTGCATTTGCTCTTTCTGGTCTCTTTGCATACGCGCAATCTTAGCATTTGATTCCAATGATTCTTGAGCAAGCAACTTGTAGAAGAAAAAGCCCATCCCTTGTAATGTGAATGTGGCCATTCCATAAGTCAATGCGTTCGTGTAAACCGAGTCTTCTTTGAGCCATAAGTCTGCATCAAACACTGCTATGACTGCACCTACCCATATCGCTACGAATGAGATAAGTCCCACTGTTTGTATGACATCTGCCCCTTCTCTCCTTTGTGACATCGTACCTCCGAGAGCAAGACACTTCATCAACCCTGCGGCGTTGACCAAGTTATTGAGTTTCTTATATTATTGTAATAGAATAATATTAATTTATTTTATCATAATAATGAGAGAGACTTGAGAATATTACCTGCTTCCAATATACTCCATGCTATATCGAATGGAGACATCGCTAACTTATTCTGCCAAGCATCCGTCGCCATTTGCTCATCCCAGTGAGGGTGATGATGTTGAATGAGTTCTCTGACAGCATCTATGTTAATATCAGCCCACTCATTATCATGGATATGCTCCCATAGAGCATTGGGTGTGTAAAGCGCTTGCTCATTTATCATATCTACCATATGTGACTTGTGATTAATCCTTGACGCCATGCTATCTAATCCCTGAATATTTATTCCACTCTCAGGGTCTTTACTATCAACCATAGGGGGCAAACTACCTCCAAATTCATGCGCTTCGAGATATTCACCCGCCTGCTCAGGAGTCATTTCCACTGGTTCCCTGTTGAGCGACACTTTGCTATTCTTACCCGCCTCTTCTACCATCGAGTGACCGGGATTAGACTGTGAGGATATACCAAATGAAGGGTGGAAGAAACTCACCGGTCCCTCCATTCTTTCATCCCCTGTGTCCTCATCTGTGTATGTAGTAGACACGCGTGATAATAACCATGTTGATGGGTCATCAGGGTCAAACCCATAGTCTTCACCACCAAGTGCGATGTTTTCTAAACGCGCACTGATATCATTTTGAGCATTATATATTTCCTCACCCTTTCTGTATTTATCACGGTTTATACCTTGAGGTTCATGACCGAATCCCCAACCATCTTGTTTTCTATGTTGATAGATACTTCTCTCATCATTACCTTTACCCTTCGTATCTATTTTACCGTAATCAGCCATCCCTTTAATTTCATAAGGGGTCATATTGTTGATGAGAGGGAGTATAACACCTCTGTCATGAGCATGGGATGGGTACATACTATGCCCAGTTACTGGCCCTTCACCCATCCCATGTGAGGCCCAACTCCCATCAGGGTCACTAAGAGCATGTGTGTGTATATCTTCACGGTATTTACTCCCTCCCTCTGGGGAGGGGAGTTGAGGCCAGTCGGGAGTAAGGATGGCTGGGTCCATCTGAGAATAAGGTGTGGCTATCCCGTAAGGGTCCATTTCCGGGCCCTCTGTTTCTTGCTGAACAGGCTGTTGAGTAGGTTGCCCTGACAATTCATCAAGTCGGTCACCAAGAGTAGGTTGTTGAGAGCCCCCTGTTAAGACATCTTCTAATTGAGGGCCTCCACCACTATCTGTAGGTAATGAAGCCCTCGCCTGTTCAAATTGACGTGCTGGGTCAACATATGCCGGGGGCTTGAGAGGTTCTCCAGCCAGCCTTTGTAATCTTGCTTGGGTCATCAAATTAGATGACATTGAAGGTGATACAGAGAGACTTTGTAACAAACTACCAAGTCGGTCGCTCTCATCTGGTAATGGGTGTTTCACCTGTTTCAATGGGGCTTCTTCTGGGTCAACCACAGGCGCATGATGCCCTCCCCCGTCACAAGTAGGGCATACACCTAATCCTGCACAATGTAGACACTCATATCTCATGCCGGGAATATCACCCAATCTTGCATCCGCCGCGTCATCTTCAGTGAATTCTCCTTCACCTATTGCACTACGAGCGAATGCAACACGCCCGTCTGCCCCTTCCCCATGGTCCCGAGAACCATACACATTAGTCATACCAAGCACTCTTTGTGCCCTCGACATAGGAGATTCAGCACCTACGTCTTCCCCTTCGGGGGAATCCCCGTGGACATCATGATACATTGCTTTCGAAACGTGACCAAGACCTGCACATTCAGGACACGCTGTCGGCCCACCAGTCACATTGTATTGGTCCCCATGACCATGTATCCCTTGCTGGGCCTCACGTCGCGCTTGCCAAGTTTCAGGAGCGTGTTTCCTTAAATCATATTCTTCCTCTATAGATATGAGTAAATCTCTCAGTTTTTTACCAGACTGACCACTGAACAACGACCCGTTTTTACTTTTAGGATGAGTTACACTGTACACTTTACGCCCGTAAGGGTCTGAATTCATGTAACCGGTAATAATACGGAATATATTAGCGCAGAATTCCTTTTTATCATCGGCTCTTCCTTTGTATTGGTCGAAAGTACCTTGTAAAGGTAAGTCGATAAGGTCACCACTCAAACCGTCCCTATATCTCTCCATATCATCACTACCGCCGAATCGAGTGTTCAGCATGTGACCGATTGCAGTCTGTATAGGGAAATGCTGATTGGGCCAAATGAACCCACCACCTTCTACTGCAGGATTCCTTAAATCGATAGAGTTACGCTCCTCTAAATTATCAATCTCCCTATCAATCATCCTGAGTAGTTTGTCACCCGATAATTTCTGGTCGGGGTTATCACGGTCCCTCCCCAGAAGAAAATGTGCAGCGTCTTGCCCTGCCTCGAACCGTGCACTATCTTCTTTGGCGGTTTTGGCCTTGATAGGAGCAGTGAGTGCTTCCTTGATTGCATATAAGTCATTGATTTTTTGGAGGCCCTCATTATTTTCGCGCACATGCCCCCTCGACTGGGCTGCTATTTTATGATTAGACGCCTCAATCCCTACAGGTAATCTACATACAGGCCTTACCAGCCCTGCATATCTCATGCCTCCTTCTTTCATGGCTTCAGCGACGCGTTGCACCTTCCCGTCTCTTTCACTGTCCGCAGATTCTATTTCAGAGTTAATCTCACTTCGATGAAGGTCATGTTCAGCAAGGTCTTCTACTAATTCCATTATCTCCCTGTCTGGATTTTCTTGGTCTTCAAATCGTTGCCGTGCCTCCTCCAAAACCGCATGCATGTCTGCACCTGTAGGGCAGTAGCGCTTTGGAGATTTACCTTCTCCCGGCATCAACATGTCACGTATGGTATGCAGTACTTCTGGTCCGCGCATGCCTGTTGATACCATATGAGTACATGTCGGGCACGGCATATCTAATGGGTCATCCATGAGTTCAGGAGTCGAAGCAGGCTTCTTCTCACTAACATCTTCCTCTACCCCTTCATCTTCTCGCTCCGCAAGGAATGGTGATTCGGGTTCTTCAGGCTCACCTGAGACTATATCTCTTATTTGGGGGTTAGCAGCAAAGAATTCATCTCTGACTGTGCTGAGTATATCTAATCGCGCTATCTCATTCTCCCTATGTCCCTTCAAGGTCTTTATCTCTTTTCTGTATCTTTCGATATTCCTATCAATAACACCTTCACGCTTGGGGGCTTTACCCTCTTTCTTTTGCTCAAGATTGAATTGTAATAGCCTCTCTTTCTCTTGAATGTCACTTTCGAAACCTGCTATTCTACCTTCCTGTCTTCCTACCCTGTTGTTAACTATTGAGCCTTGACGTATCAGATATTCAATCTGTCTTTGTTCATCAGTGAAGCCATCATCGACTGGTACTGTTCTCCGAGCACCTGCATTAGGTTGCTCAATAGCATTCTTAGTCGCTTGAGCGCCACCATGGTAAACATTCTTTACGAAATTCTTGAAGTCGTCGTCACCCATATTGAGACTTCTGGAGTCATCTGTAGGGTGACGATGAGCGTTTTCATGATGACCATTCTTACACCCGGGACATTCTTGATATTCACCATCGTCGGACTCACGCCACTCCCCGCTTCTATGAGAATTATCTTCTCTCATTTCTGCCATTCGCCTTACTGCTTTCGATTGGTCAATGTGCTCTCTCACTGCTTTACCAAGTGATTGTAAAGCGGCAGGGTTTGTACCATCGTACAATACTTGGGGAGAAACCAAATTGACAATCTTCTCTAATTGCTCTGGCTCTATATCGAGTTTTCTTGATATGTTATCGAATGCTGGAAGAATTGCGCTCTTGAAATCCCCATACAGTTTCGTGAGATTATATATCGCATTCCCCTGAAGAGTAGGTGCTATCACTTCCCAATCTTCGTCTGACAACTTAGCCTTCTCTTCATTTATTTGCTCCTCAGACATATTGTCGAATTCCTCTACCCCCAGTTTTTCTCTAAGCACATCACGTAATCTTTCTGCAATGACATTGTCTCTTTCAGGCCCAGCCTCTTCAGGTCGCTCTCTCCCTATCATGTAATGTTCTAAGTCTGGCATGTCCCCACCGACCACTTTCTTCAAATCTCTCAAGGCTCTATATTGGTGCATGAAGGCCTTCCCGCTTTCACTACCTTCTATTGCACGACCTGACTCATCAGGTCGTTGTACCAGATTACCTTCTATGTCGCTATTGAATAACTGATGTTGTAAATGGAGAAAATTTTTCACTTGGGGGGTGCCTAAGAAAGCCAATGCGCCTTTCAATCGTGTCACTGCAGTTGGACCATCAGCGTGGGCAGAGCCATCGATAGCGTGACCTAATTCATTAGTAGTGTTTTGCTTTTGTCTATCATCACGCAATTTGTCAGTGACTCTCTTTCTCTTATCTTGCAGCGTTTCCTCATCTTCTTCCCTTTCCGGGCCAAACATTTCTTCCGCCCATTTTCCCCAATCCCCCCTCCGGGTTATCTGTGGGGGGTTTGTGTAGACAGGCATCTCTGCTGCAACTCTACGTCGCGCGCGAGTCAGCAAATCTCGTTGATTGTTTTTCGTCAATTTTTCGAATTTTTCCTTCCCACCGGCTGCTTCTATTGCGCGCTCTTTAATGGCGCCTTCGTCATCCAAAACGGCCAACAGATGCTGAAATCTATCTTCGTGTCTCTCCATCCAATCTTTACTTTCCAACCTCTCAGGGTCAGGACTGGGCGCCTTCAGGAAAATACCCATAACGTCCCGTAGGTCCACACGTGAGGCAAGAAGGGTATAGACATCAATCTTGTGATGTGTGAAAACGATTGGATGATTGAATATGTGGTTTTGCGCGAAAACAAGCCTCGCGAGGAAAAATATTTTTTTTCCGCACGCTGCTAAGCAGTGCGGAAAGCACTGCGGAAAGCGCCCCTCCGGCTAAGCCTTTCCGCACCTGTATCCTTTCCGCACTTCCTTTCCGCAGCATATACTACCATCATACAATGTATGATGATAGTAGTGCCTCAGTGCAGAGCAGCACAGCATTCAGAGCAGTTTAGCGCAGAACCACATGGTCCACCAAGTAGCAGAGCCGCTCTGTATTGCTGCTATACAGTGCTGCGCTGTATAGTGCTGCTATGCTTGACGGGGTTGTCGTCCTCTTCATATCACCATTCATCGTCCTCCAACCATACGGTTAGGCATTCAACCGTAGCATGATACATATTGGCGGCTGCGCCGCCCGACCCCGATTGTAGAGACCGACAGCGTTTCCCCAGAACGGTATATAAACGGGGAGGTTCCCGCAAGCCGGTTGTCCCAGAGCGGGACAGGAGCCAGTGAATATGGCGACAGAACAGGAACGCAAGAAAGCGGAAACAGTGGCGGCTGATGTAGCCGCTGCGGAAAGAAACGGCACGTTGAGTGCAGAGCACGCAGAAAGGGTGCAGCAGGAGATAGAGAACAACCCCGTCTTCGCTGAAGCCATGATGAATGCAAGAGCAGCGGGGTCCGGTCTGGACTCGTTGCAGAATGACCTTGGTGGCATCACGTCCATCACTGAAGAGAACATGAACGAAAGCGGTAACTGGGTAGCAGCCCCTAATGATGTGGGTGGCTTTGCCTTCAAGGACCATGATGTTGTGCAGTTAGTCGTCCTGATTGGCTGGAGAGGCAAGGGCAGCAGAGGCAGCCCAGTGCTGGAGGGACACGGTGTGTCTGTCAAGACAGCAACACGGAATCAAGCCTTGCTTAGTCTGACCTTCGATGCATTGGCCCGACAAGGTCAGCGCATCAACTGGAGCGACCCTCGACTGAAGAACGTCGCAGCAGGTCTTGAACACAACATCGACCTTGAGTCCATCTCCGTCATGGAGAAAGAGAAGCGAGAGTTCAATGACCGAGTCGAAGCGATGGTCAAGAAGGTGAAGCAAAAGGGACATCAGTCCAACCTCGCTGAGATTGGTACTGAACTCGACAGCATCGCCGAGCAGTTGATTGAGGCCGGTGTGACAGGTCCCTTTAATGGGTCCAAGAACACAAAGGTGCCGAAGTCAGCGAGCAAAGCCGCCTTCACTTGGTGAGTCTCTCTCATGGCCGTTGAAAGAACCGGAAGGGGAGCCGGTGACATCTCCCCGACTACAATCTTGGGGCCGGTGCAGTCGCACCGGTCCCTCCCCCTTTTGCCTCAGTGCCCAATGCACTTCGGCCACAAGGGCTCAGAACCAGTGCTCCTTCCCGACCATATGGATGGGGACGTCGTACAAACACGCAACATCAGAACGTCCACACATACCCCCCTACCTCACTACATCCCACTCTCAGGCTTGACCACAAGCCATCACAGCGGACCACTACCACAGTCAGCCTACATGCTGATTGAGTATGTGATTCTGCGCCGTTCCAATACGGAACTCTTGATTCTCTTGTACTATTATGATAGAATAATAGTAAATATATTGTATTATAATAATGAAATAATATCAATAACAATACTTCAGCCAAGCGCTGAACCACTCACTCTCACTATGTCTGTCGGCGCATCCCATCCCTTAGCCGACCACAGTGAGGGGCAGCACTGTGCCGCTAACTCTGCCCCACTTCCCACTCCCAATGTATATGGAGAGATGAACAATGAATAGATGGATAGCATCAGAAGAAAGAGTACGACGAATAGCCGTTAGAATGGCGTGTCATGGACACACATCGACGTGTGATGAATGCCCAGCGATAGCGTACAATCCTAACTGCGCTGTCTCAAGAGAGGCATACACAGAACGAAACTTCCCAGCACTCCACCAGATGGAGACTGAGGCAGAGAAGCAAGGAACGATTGACCACGAAGCACTGAACGGAGTGATGGCATGAAGAAATATGTGACATGGGTAGAGGTGAAACCTCGCAGTCCACCTAAGTCGAAGAGGTTCAAGCAAGGACGCACTGGATACCACCGAGCAATCAGAGCACAGCAAAGAGCCGAAGAGATTCGAAAGGAAACAGAGAGCATTCGATTGTCTCTCTTGAACAAATCGACACAAGGAGAGGAAGAGGAATGAACGAGACAGTTACTGAGCATCGCCGGACCACATTCACCGCAATTGACATCGGTAAATGGCCGAACTTCATGAATTACGCTTGGGGACTTGCTACTAACCAAAGGCGTCATCTCCCAGAGCCTCAGACAATAGAGCAGGCTGTGGTGTACATGACGGACTTCACTACCTTCCCAAAGGGAACTCAGTGGGGACTGAACGATGAGGGAATCACTGGACTCTGGATTCATGACCTTGACTTATTCTTAGAGGAGAACAAAGCAGAGATACAATCCTGCATCGAAGAGGGTGAGCATGTTCTATCCATGGATGAGATAAGGAAGTGTACGATTAAGGAGAGTGAATGAATGAATGCTTTGTCTAAGAAGTATGGCATCGATTTTGTCTACCACATCAACCGTCGATACATAGGGAATGTTTGGGTGGCAGTATGAATAGCGATAAAAGAACCTGCACATGCGGCTTTGACTTTAGATGGTTAGACAATGAATTGTTCGTTGGTCACACCTACGTGACTGAATTAAAATTCAGGACATATTCAAACAAAGACGTCGTGAACCACTTGTTGAGGAACGAAATAGGGAGGCATAAACAATGGGAATGAATGAAACAGATGACAATGAGGGCACGGCATACCACACGTGGGTATTTGCATGGCCACTGGACAAGAATGGAACCCTACTGCTTAGCGGTTGGGATAGGCGGATGAATGTAAGAGAGTCACTGAAGAGACTTCGTGCAGAGCACCCTCTGTATGAATGGCGCAGTCGTAAAGAGATTGTAGATAATCAGAAGATTCACTCCATCGAGATGAGGAAGGTGATTGGATGAGTAAGGAATTCAAGTTGCCAATCCATACCCCAGAGATACAGAAGGATATGGCTACTGTATCTCTGCGTGGAGAAATATGTGCCCGTTGTGGTCACCCCATCACTGAAGAGCACGAAGCGCACACTGACTTCGATGGTAGAGACATACATGAGGAATGCTGTGAGAAACATGGCCCTTGCATGTACGAAGGCAAGGAGTATGAAATACGCAGCAAGGAGGAATCAGCATGAAGTTACACGCAAGATGCAATAACTGTGGAGTTGTCACAGCGACAGCGAACCTCGATGAGAAAGAATCAGAATGGGGTGGATGGCCTTTCACTATTCAACCATGCTGCGGTCCATCATCGAACCCTTGCATCTCGATTCACAAAGGCGCAGCACCAGCAGACGCTTGCTATGCTAACCACGTCACTGCTCCACTGTGGACAGTAGGAATGAGCCTTGCGCATGTCTCTATTGAGATGCAAGTAATGGAGCGGAAGGACGACCCCTACCTGCGAGACTACCGACCACCTCTTGAGAATGTAACTCTCTGGGACATAAACCAAGTAGTTCTGAGTATGCTCCCCGCAAATGTGTATTCTTGGTTCGGTTTCCATGACAAGGAGAAGTCAGATGGGCAGAAGTTCATCAACATGATTGATGCTCTCAATGATTCCACACGAACCCCAGCAGGAACGCAGTGGGTAGGGGGAATCGGTGGAGGAAGATGGAATATTATGTTGATTCCCGACGAACACTATGGTCTCAAAGATGTGGGACCTTCCGCAGAGAGTCCTGTACGACTCGCTCTAAGATGGGGATTGCAAGACGAAGAGGCCACTGAAGAAGAGGCACTTGATTACCTCAACAAATGGACAGACAGGGCTTACAATACTCAATGGGGATTCAAGGAAGAGAGTGGATTCGGATTGTACCTCTATCGAGATGGTAAACTGGAGTGTGTTTGAACATGAGTAGCATACCAGCAGCCTGCGCTAAATGTCAGACTCCAACAAGGAGGTTCTCTACTACACAGAGAGCACATCAAATCTTATGCCCTGATTGTCAAGGTAAGTTGAGTGGGAAGAATGTATATTCCCGCAAGACTATGTCGATACAAGAATTAGAGAACAGACTCTCAGGTATTGAAAGAGACCTTCAGAGTATGAAGGATGCGCAAGAGATAGCAATCAGTGGACTCAAGTACGAGATGCTACAATTACTTGAGGGCTATATTGAGAAGGCTGACTTGAAGATAGTCAAGCCTCTACTCGACGAAGTAGACTCACGATTCATGAGTAGATTCGTGACTGTGAATAACAGAACCAAGGTCAACACTCAACTCATCCACATGTTGGTTGAGGATTTACAAGATAACATTCCTGTACAAAGGAGGAAAAAATATGACGAGCAATGAACTGAAAAGAAAGACGAAAGCAGAACTGTTGGAACACATTGAATGGTTAGAGGAGAGAATGACTGAATGGCGAGAAAAGGAAAGCAGCCTAAGAATTAGCATGGGGAATGAAGAAGAGAAGCGCAATAACGCATTACAAACTCTGGACATCGTATCATACGAAGGACTTGATAGTGCGCTTCAGCAGTATGACTTCATATCAGTGCATGATTTTGAGGAGAATCTCAGGGAACATGAGTACGAACTTCAAGACTTAGTCGCTGGCTCAATCAGTGACGAGGTGGAGTCGCAGATTGAAGACATCGATTGGTCATATCATGGTCTAATCACAGAGGACAACTTACAAGATGAGATGGAGAGGTATTCTATGGACCCATCAAGTCTCCTCTCTGAAGCATTGGATAATGTATGTGAGGATGGTAAGACGAAAGTTGCTGACCTCATCATCCAACTTCAGAACGATGGACTTCTCACTACCCCGATGGAGGAATTGAAGTCTATACTGGCTGGGTTCGCATCACAGTTGAATGATTGTGCCTCGATGATGATGACAGTCCTGAACGGAGGTGACGACAATGGCGCAGAATGAAACGGAAGCATTGGTATCACACTTGACTTCCTTAACGGGAGACGAGCAGGAGAAATTGATTGACTGGTGTAAGGGAGGAGATGGTCATGGCCTCATGAGGTCAGACTTCTATTCCTTCTTGCCTGATGAGTTGGTCGATGGTATGAGTGAACGGACATGGAGTGACATGAATGTGATAGGATTCAGGGGCACTGATGAGGCATCTGTCGAACTCAGGAAATGGCTTAGGTATAATGGGAAGTTAGATTGTGAACCCATGCTTCGCTTCCTTATACATCAGCGTCGCCAATTGGAGGACGAGTCACTCTCTGATGAAGAGATGAGAGAATGGGGGGATGGATTGAGCAATGTAGTCTTGTTCGCATTCACACATCACGAAGATGAAATCACAGACTGGGTGAATCTCAATCGTGTTCGATGGTTGAAGACTTATTTCTCAGAGTCGAAGTCTGAATTGACGACAGGTGAGAAGAACAGGATAGAGGAGACGGTCAGCAAACTCAAGGAGGGTCGCCACATGTTGACTTCAGATGGTGATTACGAAGGAGCAGATGATGCAGAGCGCTATCGAATTGATGCGACTGAATCTGAGTTGAGTTTCCATCAAGCCATGCATGAGAAGCATCTTGAGTATGAGGAGCGAGGCTTCACTGAGCAAGATGCTCCTGATGGTTGGATTGTCGTGCCTGTTGTTATGGGGAGCCCCATGGGAATCGTCTACGGTGCTCCTCACTTTGATAACAGTGCATACATGCGTCGCCCTCTCGGTACTCACTACTGCGCCAAACCATATGTCGATGGTGTGCAGAACGGTCACATGCTTGGACGAGTGGCTCGTGTTGTCAACCCTAAACACAAGAACACAATGATGGGGCGTGGTTCAGGCGCAAGAGTAGATGGCGAGGCCATCCTCTCTGCACTTGGATTTGATGATGCATTGGAAGTGACAGCATGATGTTCGACATTGAATTGGAGAGAAGGATAGGTGATGAGTTCTATTTCACACTCACACGTGAGGACGGAGTGAGAGGTAGGGTACAACTCAACATGAGGCTCATCGTTGAGACAGACTTTGATGACCACATTGAATGGGAGGATGATTGAATGCAAGAAGTATTACATCACGGACAAAGAGTAGCACTTGGATGCTTGTCCTGTTACAACGAAGGGCGATTGATATACAAGTGGCTGAACGCTGATGAACTGGAGGAAGCACATGAGTCAGGCAACCTTGCCAAAGCAGTATGCAGCAGAGCAGATACCATCTACCACAAGAGGGACGAGTGGCACGTACAGGACTACGATGGTGAGATAGGCAGACTGCGCTTAGGTGAGAACCCCGACATCGAGAACCTCATTCAGATGATGAGACTCATAGATAATGACCCTGACAAATACGCAGTGGCATGCATAGCAGCCTACGATGCATACGAGTCACCCACTGCTGACGAAGTAGAAGAGATTGCAGACATGATGCTTTATGTTGGAGACCAATTACTTGAGGACTACTTCATGGAGATGGCTTACGATTGTGGATACATCAAGAACGGAGACTATTGGGAATCATACATTGATTGGGAACACTATGCAAGAAACTGCATGTTTGATTACACCGAATACAAATATCGTGGCGACACATACTTGTTGCCACACCACTGAGGAGGAATGAAGAATGGGAGAATACACAAAGGAAGACATAGGATGCTACTTCGATGGTGCGTTTGGCTATGACCATAATGCACTACGAGTATTGGACTTGGCTAAACAACATGGCTTCAATGAATGGTCGTCACGCCTTGAGCAACAGGCTTACTCACCCAATGGTGTGAAGGAAGAACACTATGAAGAGTGGATGGAAACAATAGATAGGGCAGAGGACTACCTCAACGAACACACTACCCGACCCGACAACACATACTGGTCGTGGGAGGATGGAGACTTCGGACTATGGCAGTATGATGAGGATGGTGAATTAACATGCGAAATGCGAGAGTGAGTAAAGGGACATCGAGAAGCAAGCGAGAAATTATCAGAGACGTCGTGATTGAACATGGGCCTCTTACAGCGAGAGAGATAGAAGAGTTGATGGTGGACCAGAAGATTAGGAATACACCTTCCACGACTTCAATCAGAGGACTCATCAAAGGTATTCCAGATATACGTGCAGTGAGTGTAGGCTCGCCTGCACTGTACGGGGTGTGTGAGTGAGCGATACTCTATACACATGGCAGTCGAAGGCTATCCAAGCATGGGAAGATGCAGACCAGCGTGGCACAGTGATGGCACCGACTGGTTCTGGGAAGACCAGAGTAGCCACCACCATCATCTCAGACTGGCGCAGGAATGCGTTAGAGAAGCAGGAAGGATATGGTATAGTCGTCGTCGTTCCCACTGTACGTTTGATGAAACAGTGGTACGACGTGATGACGAATGAACTCATGATGGATAGAGTTGGACGATATGGTGGTGGCCACCTCGACAGGCATCTAAGTGTCCTTGTCGCTGTTGTGAACAGTGCGAGGAAACTATACTTCAGTAGCCCGAACACATTACTCATCTGTGACGAGGCTCATAGGATGGCCACCGAGAGGAATCGTGTCATCTTCGGCAACATGACTCACGATGCTGTGCTTGGGCTCAGTGCTACACCTGACCGTGCTGATGGTAAGGATGTCACACATCTGACTGGGGACGTGGTGTATCGACTTGGTTATACTCAAGCAGTCGAGGATGGTGTGATACCAGAGTTCACTGTCAACATTGTTCAGACCAAACTCAATGGCTTTGAGCGAGGGAAGTATAAGAAGATGACACGGACGATTGGAATGTTTGCCAGTAAGATTGCTGAGGTGTGGGGTAACCGTAGCCCCATGACTATCCCTGAAGACCAAGATGAGAACGTCACCTTCTGGCGTAATGCTTGCATGGAGAGAAAACGTATGGTGAATGATAGTAAGGAGCGAGAGGATGTGCTCGACCATTTACTCTTACGTAATCGAGGAAAGAAGATTGCAGTCTTCCATGAGTCAGTCGATTCTATTGAGAGGATGGCGCATAAGTATAGACAGGATGATGTCGAAGTCGATGTCTTCCACAGTGAAACGAAGGATGGTGACACTCAGTTCAACCGATGGTGCAACAGCGTACCCGACGAAGGGCGAGTGCTGTTCTCTTGTAAGGCACTCAAGGAGGGAATCAATGTACCTTCGATGGAGGTAGTCATCATGTTATCAGGTAGTAATGATGCTCGCTCTCGCATTCAAACTCTTGGCCGTGCTCTTCGTGGCACAGCAGCCGATGTCTATCTGCTCTACGCAGTAGGTACGACGGACAAGCGTGGCTGGCAAGAGATGGTTCAGGTCGGACAGATACCTCATCGGTTTCTACAACACACTATGTGGGACGGTTCTCGGATAGTCCCATTGGGAGTGACGCATGATGTGGGAGTCAAACCTCAAGGTGATTCATTAATGGATTTATTAGAATCATTATCAAAACTGCGCGAAAGTAATATTAACCACGCGCAGAAGTAATATTCCAAAGAACGTGATACAATGAGTGAACAAATGGAAATGGAAAGACGCACAGCAGTTTTCGCAACTACTGTGCTTGAAACAACGAATGACTTGGTGCGGTTCGTCTACCGCTCCCAAGTGTCAGATGAACAGAGAACAGCAGCACCGAGAGATGCTATCGAAGGACGTAAGGGAATCAATCTCCCTGATGGTACCACTCTCTATGTGTTGAAAGATACCTCAATCGGGAATCAATCGTATCGAGTGGACATAGCATTCAGTGGGGACAGGGAACCTGTCTCCCCCACTGAGCCGATGCACATTGAGATTGTCGACATGGTAGAACAAGGTGCTGCTATTGAGAACATACGTGAATACGTGAAACAAGAAAAAGAAGGAGGAAACGAAATGAAACAAGAAGAGGAAAAAGTGGACTTGGGAGGCTTATTGGATAGTCTGTCTGCCATGAATGAACGAACGGAAGAGGAGCAGGTTACGACTGACAAAGTTGAACAGGCACTCTTGAATGATGAACCACAAGAGGAAGAGGACTGGGATGACACCGTCCCTAATTTCTCTGTGAGTGAAGAACAAGTGAACGAAACTATGGGAGATGCTGAAGTTGTCATCGAGACACCTAAGCCTAACCTCAAAGAGACAGCATGGGACGGCGCTCTTTTGTCTGGCGGTCGTGATGATGACTCAGTCATATGGAGATTCGACCCACGCATGGCTCCTTGCTTCGTCCTCGTCAACGAGGATGCTGTGAACCGAGGAGAAGCCGCACCAGAGTTTGCCCGTGTGAACAACAAGAAAGGAGAGGCTGCGCTGTATGCGCTACTCAATCCTACCCTCGCTGACGAGAAGCGACCGGCGGGAGCATCATTAGCAAGTGCTGGAGTGAGTTCCAAGTATGGATTGCTTGCTCACCCTGATTGGGTTGACCCGATACTGCGTGCTACCGCAGAAGTGGGTGGGGCACAAGCCAAAGTCACCTCATGGAAAGAGGGCGCGAAATGTAGAGTGGACCTCGATGTGAGTCAGGCTACTCAGAGTCGCAAAGAAGCAGCAACCAGAAGGAAGGAAGCGGGCGCATCTTTCCTCTCCCTCGATGCCTTTGGTGAGATGAACCAGATGCTCGATGGAATGTACAAGTTTGGATTCGCTATTGAGAACAGCATTGATGGTAAGGGAGCATTCCACGCAGCCGCTATGGCTCTGCGTGTTTATTGTGGCAACCTTGCTTCGATGGGTGGCATTCAGGCTCTTTGGTCAGCGAGGCATACCAAGAATGTCATTGCCTCTATCAACTATGATGAGTTCGCATCGAACATCGTTGATGCCACAATGGAACTGGAGAACTGGCTGATTAAGACTGAGATGTTGTCTTGGCTCCCAATGGATGTCCAACTCATGTCTCGTCTCATGTCAACTGCTGAGTCACATGGTCTGTTGACTCTCCCCAGAGTCAAGTGGGAAGAGAAGGGAGGAGAACCAAAGGTCAGTGGAGGTCATCTCTGGCGTGTCATCGGAGATGGCTTCGTCAACAATGAGCGACCTCACGTTGCTGTCTCTTCAGGAGATAAGAACACTTACTACCATGCTCTGAATGCGTTCACTGGTGCTTTCACTCACAAGCCTGAGTGGACAAGTAAGGACGGGAAGACTGTGATGAAGGGGAATGTTATCGGCATCGATGCACTCTCTAAGAAACTTCAGCGAACCAATGACATCTTCATGTCAGCAGCGACCAGTGGACTCGTAGCAGCGAAGAAGAAATGTGGTACAGGGGAGAACGGAACCCTCACTATGAATGACAAGGATGATGTGAAATCATACATCGCCGCTCATCCTGAAGTCATCTTCGTCCCTCATGTGACAAAGGACTCTCGTAACAAGAATCGCTCGACATTGAAATCAATCGTCGAGGTACCAACCATCGAGGAGGCATTGAACTTAGTAGGTTGAATACAACTTTCACCCTCCAAACGGAGGGTCAGGGGTAGTTTGGAGGGCCGTGCTTGTCCGTCTTGCATCTGTTCATCCCCTGACCCTCACCCATAACCCTGTGACCCCTCGCATGGGTCCGTGCTGATTACTACCATCTGAGATGGTCCAGTGCGAACCATGCAGGACAGGCCATCAGGGCCACAAGGAGAAATAACAATGAAGAAAGTGAATAGACAAAAGAACGAGAAGAACGTAGAATATATTCTGCGCATAATAGAGAGCATGTCTGATGGTGGAACCATCAAAGATATACGTGCTCTCATGAATTCTGATAAGAAGAACGCAGCCATCAAGAGCCCATCAAGTGGCTCACTGAGTGTGACACTGAATCAAATGGTGAAGGAAGGATTGATTGAGAAGCAGAAAGGAGAGAGGGGATTGCCCACTTATCATCTCCCTCGACAGGAAGAAGTGATAGAGCAAGTAGAAAGACTCAACCCTTCGGTCGCCATAGTGCCTCTTCAGTCATTGATTTCTCAAACTGTGAGAGACATGGAGTACATCGCCATCCGCATTCAGGCATTCATGGATGGGCATGGAACACTGAGAACATTACAAGATGCATTAGGACGATGTATCACTGTGATGCAAGAAAGCCAGAAAGGTAGTGAGTGAATGGTACAAGGAGATTGTAGTTGTAATGGAACTGTGTGTAAGGAAGGCTTCGGCTGGATATGGAAGACCGCAGACCTTGCACTCAATGCTCATCGTGGAGACATGTGGGCAGAGCCATGTGAACATTACCCTCCTGAGAATATGGTGGAGATAGAAGGGGTGGGGAAAATACCTCCTGCTCCTGAAGGGCTACCGATGAAACATCTTCTGACTTATCTCAAGGACAGGAAGGGCGCAAGGAAAGCGCAAAGTGGCTGGCATAGTAGTGAATTAGCAATGGAAGGTAAAAGGTGGAATCAATGAGCGCAGAACAAAGATTGGAAGAACTGAAAGATGAATTGATGGAACTGAAAAGGTCAGAAGAGATTCTGTATCGCGCTCTATCTTATGCTGAAGAAGCAGAGGATGCTTGCAGAGATGTGGGGATTCAACCTTCACATCATGCAGTGATGGAATTAGAGGATTGCCGTGCAGAAATACAGGGCCGCATCGAAGAGATAGAACTCAAGGTGGGAGATATATGATGAAGATTCAATGCCCTGATTGTAAAACCACATCGCCTGCGGATTTGACTTGGTGGATGAGAGGGACTTTTGGTTACACAGTTAATGGCGTCGTGGGCCGGACTCAGTTGGATGTCGATAGAGATTGTCCCGTCCATGAAGACGCAGGTTTCGATGCAGTCTCTTGTCAGTGTGGATATGAAAGTACTGATGAGAAGGATTTCATAGTGGAGGAATGAATGATGAAAGAAAAGATATACCTACAAGGGCCAATAGATGAAGAGACTGGATTACCCATTTGGGAATACTGGGAGATGATTGAATGAGTGACACAGACAAATACGAAGGATTGATTGATGCAGAAGGTTACATTGACTACGATGGAATAGACATCCTCCTGTCAGAAGTCAAACAGTTGCGTGAGATATTGGGCGACATCATAGCCATAGATGAATGGGGCGGTGATGGTAAAGATGTTGGTATCACCATCACATTTAGTGAAGGTGATTCCTTCATGGGTTGGTTAAGCAAGTGTGACGATGAGGTGAAGAGGAATGATTGACACAGACGATTTAGACAACATGAGCCGAAGAGATTTAGTGGAACTACTTGAAGCATACAATGAATCGCTCGCAGAAGTCGAGCGGTTGCAAGAACTACTCGATGCTATACATTGGGATGCTTTTGCAGAAGATGATACCACACTTGAGATTGACCGTGAGGTAGCGGAGCGAATTAGGAGAGGTGATTGAATGATTGACACAGAAGAACAGATTGAGTTTGATGATGTATTGAAAGGGATTGAAGTCGGTGTGGATATATCCGAAGGCGACTACGACATACTACGATACTACCGAGACGAATACAAATACTACCGAGACGAATACAAAGACCTGCACACAGAAGTCAAGCGGCTGCGTGAAGGGCGACTTGACCTCATCAATGAGGTTGTTCGCATCATCAATAACAAGACAGGTGAGCGAGTGGATGCTGACTTGCATGACTACATCATAGACAGGTTGGTGAACGAATGATTGACACAGACAAATACGAAGGACACACACCTGCACCGTGGAAGGCGTTGTTCAACCACCCTCAAGTGGAAGGGTCATGTGTAGTGAATGATGAAGATGAAAGTAATTTTGGATATACACATGGTGAGCGAATACTTGGGCCATTGTGGGTTGGTGAATTGACTGCTGATATGCCTGATACTAAACTCATAGCAGACGCACCACTTCTCTTAGCAGAAGTCAAGCGGTTGCGTGAAGCAATGAAAACTATGCTTGATGATATGAATAATGCAAGTCCCGAAGAGGACATCGAGTATTGGCTCGATACATGGAAGCATTGGTTGAAGGAGATGATTGAATAATGGGTAAGTACTACTACTTGGGCGACCCCTGCTATATCATTCATGATGATGAGTGGATTGATTTCTGTAACGCTATGGCAAAGGCAGAAGTGAAACGCGAAGTCGGTACTCCATACTACTCCAAATGGAAAGGTCGAGAGATACATTTCATCAACACAGGTGGAGATGGGAGATGGGATGGTCTGTGTGTCGATGCAGGGGTTCTTTCTTGTATCCCTGTTGAAGTGTGCGACCCTGAGAAACTCAAGGGGGAATCAAGTGGTTGGAGAGTCATTGACCACTTCGTTGAATTGAGTATGGAGCAAGGTGATATTCTCATGATTGAGGGTGAGCCTACCGACGGCGCACAACGCTGCCAGTGTAGCGATTCTAATTGTTCTGAATTGCTGTCAAAGAACAACTTTGATTGGTGTGCGATGTGCGGTGATGGGCCGTACTGTGGCTACACTTGTCTTGAGGTTCACAATGGAGAATACTATTGTGACTGTTGCTATGATGAAGTGACTGAGGACGAGGAATAGAAATGTCTTGGGTAAGATATGAAGACGATTACGGTTCTCGTGTCACTCTCCGCTTCGCTTGGAATGAAGAGGCCAAAGATATGCTCAAGGCTTATCTTCAGTTTCCAGCCCTGAAGTGGGACAATGAACGCAAAGGGTGGTCGGTGAGAGATAATCCTCAAGACTTATCCCTCGCTCTCTCTGTCCTTAGTGACTATGGGATTCACTATGATGGTCTTTCAGTAGACGATTGTGTTCCACCTAAAGCGAATGTTTCAGTAGAACATAAGCGCGATGGTCTCATCCTAAAGTGGGGATTCCAGCCTAACTATCGTGACATCAATACAGCACTAAAGTCGTCAGCGAAAGCGCGTTGGAATCCTAAAGATAAATCATGGAGGATTCCTTTCGTCGCTGGGCCAGCCGCTGCCGATGCAGTCGAGCCTCACTTCGCTCCACTCGCTGATGCCATACGTGCGGTGCCGGGAATAGCAGAAGCGAGCGAAGCAATAGCGCAGCGAATCGAATACTCAAGTGCTGTTGAAGCAGATAGTATTGCATTGAAACATCTTTCACCATCGAGGATTGATGATGTGCGTTCTTACCAATGGGTAGCACCTCACATGTTCAGTGCAGGTGGACAGAATAGAATCCTGATTGCTGACGGTATGGGATTAGGGAAATCGTTACAGGCTATCCTTTGTGTTCTCAATGGAGGATTCAGTAGAACTCTCATTGTGTGCCCTTCAGTAGTGAAGGTGAACTGGTCTAATGAGATAGAGAAATGGACAGACAAGACATGGAGTATCATTAATGGACAGAGTGGTGAGTATGAGGTGGAGGATTTCACCATCATCAATTACGACATTCTATACCACCGCTCATCACAGTTGGTACAAGACAGATACGATTGCATCATCTTCGACGAATGCCATGCGTTGAAGAATCCGAAAAGCAAGAGAAGCATTGCGGCAGAACAGATAGCCGCAGAAGCATGTGTAGGAGGATTGATTCATCTATCAGGGACACCTATACTCAACCGGCCTATCGAAGCCTATCCTATATTGAAAATGTTGAAACCTGAGACTTTCGCTAACAAGTTCTTGTTCGGTAAGAAATACTGCGCGGCTGTGAATAATGGATACGGTTGGGATTTCAATGGGGCGAGTAACATCGAGCACAGTAGCGACGGGCAGACTCTCCCTCTTATGAAACTCCTGATGGATGTCATGCTTCGCAGGACGATGGATGACGAACGACTGAGTGAGCAGATGCCTTCTCTTATCCAGAACATCATACAGATAGAACTCGACTCTGTTGAGCGCACGAAATATGATTCACTATTCAATTCATTGATGGACGAATGGGACCATTATCGTGTGAATGAAGGCACAATGCCACAAGGTTTTGTGCTTAATATGATGACCGAACTACGTCACATGGCAGGTCGTTGTAAAGTCCGTGCTGCCCTTGAATGGGCAAGGGACTATCACGCTATCACCGGCAAGTCTCTCATCATCTTCGCCCATCATATCGATGTGCTTCAAGCACTTAGTCAAGGCATCGGGGCAGAGCATGGTTATATCGATGGGCAGACGACGGACAAGCATCGACAACGCATCATCAAAGAGTTCCAAAATGGTGACTATCCTTTCCTCATAGCGTCAACCACTGCAATGAAGGAAGGAGTGAATCTCGACAAAGCAGATACTACATTGTTCGTCGAACGTCAATGGGTACCCGCTTGGGAACAGCAAGCAGCGGCGCGTGTTCGTAGAATGACTCAGCAATCAGAGATATGTCAGCAGGTAATTATCAGCGCGCAGAACACCATAGACGGCCACTTCGACAAAGTGGTCGCTGGGAAAGCAGCAATAGTTGAAGCGGCATTAGATGGTAGTGAACAAATCAAACATGAAATAGCAGAGGCTCTTGCGGAGTCTTTGCGCTCAGGGGAGGTAGTGATACAATGAAGATAGAAGGAGAATGGACAATAGGAGATGCACGGCTGTTGAAAGAAATATCGAAGGCCGTGAAGAAGAGAGAGGAGATAGGTGTAGACCTTAGTATAGACAACAAAGGCTTACCTGACCTCTTAGTAATGAATATGAACACTGGGCATTCAGTGAGGGTGAAAGGTGATGTTTTACGAAAGGCTGACCACACTCAACGAATTCGCCATAAGCGACCACCAAAGGTAGTAGAAGCATTACTCATGGAGGTATTAGAGTATTCACTGGAGGGTAAAGATGCCGCAGTGAAGCAGAAGTTCTGGAAAGACCTACGAGAATGGCTTGCGCAAGCCAAGGTGGGTGAAATCTGGAAGAAGTGGGAAAGGAAACACGAACAACGAATCAAAGCGATTGAGTCAATGCTCGACGAACATCTCGAACAGACTCTTACGAAGTGCACTGGTCAGACTTTCATCAAGTCTGAAATAGTGTCACAAGAACAGCGCGCTGTTTTAGAGCGTGCACCCAACCTCTTCGCAGAGGTTGAAGGCTGGGACGAGCCTGAAATCGTCGAACAAATGGAGGAAGAATATGAACCCGACCAAACGATTGAATGAACTGGAGAAAGAAGTCATGGATATTACTATCCGTGCACATGAACTGGAAACTGAACGAAATGGACTATTGAAAATGCAAGACTGTTGGGGCGGTGGGCACTACTGGGAGATACTTGATGTAGTTGCCGACTTCACAACGACATCAGAGGTAGCAATTACATGTCAAATATGTGGTTGTGAGTCTCGATTGATACAAACTGCGCAGAATGTCTTCGGCCCGCAAAGTATCCCTTTGGGGGAAATGGTGAGTGAGGAAGAATGAGCGGGTGTATCTTATGTGGTGGCACTGGTGGTAGTCATCCAGCGATTATCAATACGATTAGTACCCCTTCAGGTACTGTGTGTATGAAATGTGTGTATAGTGTTGTACAACAAGCAGCGGAGGTGACAGCGTGAGTGAACCAGACATAACTGTTTATCGTTCAGAGATAGATGGTCATTGGGTGGTCGAGATAGACACACCTGAGATACCTGAAACCAATGAAGGACCAGTCATGCGTATTTACCTAAACGGTGGGCAGGTCTACAATGTTGGAGAAGATGTGGAGGTGACAGAGTGATTGAGGCGACAATATGGGTTTGTCCCAAATGTGATGACTTTCGCTTCCGTCTTTGGGAATGCGATTGTGTGGAGGTGGCCGTAGCATGAGGGAATGTGAATGTGATGGAAAGCAATATCCATTGAAAGAAACAGGGTACTGGTTATGCATCGAATGTGGTGCACAGTCCCCAATGGAGGGGGAGCATGAACATCTTCGTACTTGATACCGACCCTCATGCTGCTGCACGAATGATGTGTGACAAACACATCCCGAAGATGCTTATTGAATCTGCACAGATGATGGCATCAGCACTACGACGTCATGGTTTAGGTGATGAGCATCTCCCTCTCACAAGGAGAGGTACACCATACAAAGGAGGATTCCCTCATCATCCTTGTACAATATGGGCAGGTGATTCATATGAGAACTTCATGTGGCTGTATCAACACGCAGAATCATTAGCACGAGAGTACACCAAAAGATTCGGTAAAAGGCACCGTACACGTCGAGCCATTCGTGAGATGCATCAGGCCTTCGACAAGCACTTTACCACTTTTGATTTCCCTGAAGATGGCCTTACACCATTCGCACTGGCTATGCCTGACGAGTACCAGAATCAAGACCCTGTGAAGGCATACCGTGATTACTACAAGGCTGACAAATCCTACTTCGCTAAGTGGGACAAGGGGACACCTGCTCCCAACTGGTGGCAGGGGGTGACAGCGTGAAGGCTAATACAGGAGCAGTATGTTACGAATGTCAAGAGAATAAACCTGTGAAAATGGTTGAAGGTTTTCCTATGTGTGATGATTGTGTGGAGGTGACAGCGTGAAAGTGGAAATGGTACCAATAGATGGAATGATGATTAGAGCATTAGTTGTTGATGGGAATGATGAGTATCAGAACTGTGAGAATTGCGGCAATCGCTGTTATAATCACCCTGACCTCGCCAAAGAGGATAAGGACTGGTGCCTCAATTGTAATGATGCTGAACTACAATCCAAGATGAGTGATACAGAGGTGGCCTTGTGGACTATTCAACAAATGGACGCTGGGAAGATTGTAATTGTGGTGAGAGAATCATGAGTTGTACACACTCAACTACATCCTATCTTCGTGGTATGACATGGTGCTCTGATTGTGGATTGACGTTGGGGGGTGAAGAGGAATGAGTCTCATGTACCATCGTGTCACTATCCCATTCGAAGATATAGACCACGCACTTGGTCTATATAAGAATCTACAAAAAAGAGGAGTGAGTTTCGATATAGGTTTCGGCCCAGAAGGTATGGATTGGGAACTTGATTGGTCCATTAAGGGATATTATACCGCGCAAGATATCCTCCTCGAACTTGAGGACTTAGGTATAGACTACACTGTCACACTTGAACGGGAGAGGAAGGAGGATGAATAATTCAGTATATGTCTTTCTTCTCTGCGCTGCTACTTATGGTGGTGTTTTATTCTGGGCATGGAAAAAAGGCAGGGATGGGTTGTATAAATGACAGGTAATTACAAACCGTATGAGCGTAGAGCCACCAAAAGAAAAAGAACGAGTGAATTGGCAAGAAAGCGCATTGATAAAATAATGTCTGATGGAAAAAAGAGGACAGTGGACGAAATTATATCTGCAATGTGGAATGAGCAGGACCGGAGGACTGGTCAACATATTCCTACAAGAAACGAATTGCGGCATCACATGGGTCGCTACTCATCCCAAAAATACGAGAGTGGTGAATTCGATATCATTACTGGGAGTAGGCGTGCCAATCGAGGTATCTACAGCGAGAAGAAATATTGGTGTAAGACATGAGGAAAAAGATTAGAGGTTGTTGGTGTCACGGCAGCGCTGTGACATGCTGGGAGTGCATGAAATATTGCACCTGCTACCAGCCAAATGATAGAGAGGGGCACTTACTGGAGGGTGTGAAATGAAATATGAAGTAATAAGCAACCCTTCCACAGATGAAGAGGCACTGAAGTGGAGCGATGGTGAGGCTATAGAGATTGGTTTTACTTGCCCACACTGCAACAAGAAATTATCTACTCAGTGGCTTTTCCCTGATGCAGATATGTATCTTGACTGTATGATTTGCCATGGTGCATTACATTTTGAGCCAAGGGGGGACTGAAATGAGGACAGAAGAAGAAATCATCAACAAGATGTTTGAGGCTGAGAAGGTCATGACACATTGGGAAAAGGAACTACGAATGATTACTGCTACGCATGGATTAGATAGAGCGAGGAATCGTAAAGATTTCATGGAAGCCGTGAGAAACTACAACGCTTTACGTGGAGTTGTGAAGACATGTCATTACATGTTAGGGAATCAGGAGTGTCCGTTGATATGACAGTGATAATATACATGAGCCGTTGGAGGAGTGGATGATACTATGGGAGAGGAAGAAGAAACGGTAACTTGCCACGTGAAAGACTTGAAAGATGGCTATTGGGATAGCCCTGATGGGATATTGGAGATAGGTGTACTGACTGATATGAAAGGCGAACAACACAAAGTTGTTCATTATGATTATTTAGGACAGACTGATTTCAGCCCTCTGGTCTGTAAGATGTGCGATGGTGAAGTCGACGACAGTCAAATCATATTGAAAACAGAATCTGGATGGTGGGTAGTGCCTCACAGGAGTTGTGATTATTTCGTGTGGTACAAAGAGGAGGTGTCTCTCGAATGAGTTGGGAACCAAGCGATGTAGATATTGAGTGGACTGAGGCAGTGCTGGATACATTAGAGCCGGGGAAGTCATGGGTAGAGGGAGAGATGACCTTTCTCTGCACAGGGGAAAAGGAACTCTCTCTTGTCTCAAGAACAGAGAGGTCCGAAGAACCTGCGCAGCGTGTAGGTATTGTCCTCCAACATCTTGGCTGGAACTATGATGATACCCAAACCAGTATCATACCAGATGACCCGTTAGAAGCAATGCGTACAATGCAAGAGGTAGCACAGGCTTGGACGTGTTATGCCTGTGAGGGAGTTTCTCTCACTGATTGTGATTTAGATAAAGCCCAATGGGTAAATGACGGAAATCATACTGCGTTCACTGAAGAGGGACTACAAGAATTCCCTCGCTGGGTTGTCCGTGTTTCGTGCATTGGATGTGGTGAAGAGTTGAACATGTCCCCTATGGACTACAGTCTTCTTGCAGGGGAGGATATTTTCTATACATGGGTTACACCATTAGGTGATACGCTCCACGCTTTAGATAGGCAGACGTTGATTGAAATGGCAGACTTAGGTGACTATAGTGAAACCAGCATTGTCGGTACAATATGGGAGGGTCATCATGTACCCCCTCACATGCAGGGAACTTATTGCTCAGTCACGCGCTCTTCTGAAGAGGAGTGAGAGTGGCATCAGCACCAGCCCCTACTTGTCGAGAATGTGATGCGACACTTTCAATGAAAGGTAGGCAGAATCATAGCATCTGTTATGTTTGTTGGAACAACCCCCCTTTAGAGAAGAGATGTACTGCTACTAATAAAATAACAAAGAAGCGATGTAAGAATAGAGCCACCAACAACGGTCTATGTGGAACTCACAGTCGCCCAGTAGGTCCAAGATTATCAAAAAATGGGGACTGGGAAGATAGAAAGAAGTGGAAGGAAAGCCTCAAGGGAGGATAGTTTCTGGTCAATCTGTGAGGTTGGATGAGGCAGCGAGTACAATACTTGCCGCTATCACTGCTGACTCTGCACGAGAAACAGAAAAGATTCTTTTTGATTTTCTTTCTGAGAACATCGACGAAGTAAGTGAATTCGTATCGCTTCTTTATGGTAAGTATATTTTGAGACCTGAGCACATCATGTCTGCGTTACATCGCAGCATAGGTATGTTCCCTGAAGAGTTCGAGTTGGTAGATGGTGAGCCATTAGTTCCTTCCCTTGCATCAGAATCTCCACCGGAAGTGGAGGGGTCGATGTCTATACCAGAGGCGTTGGATTTAGTTGCTGCACTGAAAGATATGCAGAGCCCACCAGATATTCGTGCCGTGTTCAAGAAGATGGGGAGGCCAGACGCGCTCGTGTTATGGAACCGTGCTTTGGGTGAGAAGCCCCTCATCCCTAAGTATCGTATGACCAGAGCGTTTGCCCATCATCTTGAGGACTATACACCACAGAGACTTCGTTTGGCATGCGCAGTAGAAGACATGGGGACGGTTCTCCGGCGCGCGTATCACGGTATTCTACCTCATAAGTTTCACATAGAGCCGGGGTATGCTTTCAAAGGCCCATCATACAAACAATGGAGATACTGGTCCGTCCCTTTTGAGAACACACATTATGATATTGTGTCAGGCCCTCGTCATTTCGCTCACTCTGTTCAAGGTAGAGTGTTAGTATTTGATAGGGCAGGGGAGCCTGTGAAAGGAGTGACTTCATCATTCGATACATCTGCTGACTGTGTTGTTGAGATAGACCATTCGGGGGAAGTGATTGAATGGTTACATACCGCTGACGACCCAGATATGTGGATGAGGGAGAGAGAGGAGAGAGCAGTCAATCCTACAACCATCAAAGATGGGGACCATCTTAGAGCCCTTGCTCAATCTTTACAAGAAGGAGAACAGATGCGTCTCATCGATGGGGACAGAGCATACTTTCATAGTCAACATGTTGGAGGTTTCATCATGCCGAGGAGAGTATTCGAAATGCCTCTTCTGATAACAGCAACAAGGTTACAGAAGAACCGAGAAGAAGACTGGGTTGATTTGAGGATAGAAGCCTTAGATGGTTTCGACCCTGTGAAAGTAGGTATTGCTAATGTTCAGCGTAGTAGACTGCCTGTTGTGGAGGCATTCCATCATCTGGCACATTCATGGGTAGATGTGGACCCACCCATCATAGGTCAGTTTCACGCCCTTAATATCGAAGAGGGTACGCTGAAAGGTGCTTACCTTGTACGTATCGACACATCACTTGGGTTCAGTGATGCTATGCAATATTCAGATATTCTGGAGAGAGACCATGGACCTGAGTGATGACTTCTTCATGGGCTGGTTAGCCAGAGACGCGCGTTTCCAAGCAAGCGTTCATTTCGCACCTAAATGTAGGTTAGGCTATACAGTACATAGGAAGGTCTACGCCAGCATGGATGAAGCCCCACGTCTCACAATGTGGTTAAGAGAGAAAGGTATCAATGGGAGAGTCCTAAGAGACCGAGATGAAATCAGCAGGCTGTTGTCCCTGCTTGGCCCAGTCTGGGAGGTCGTCAAAGACCGAGACAACCTTGAGCGTCTAATGCTCACCATGGACGCTACAAGTATGAGGAAGATGAAACACGATGAGATGTGTGAGTTGATTCAAACTCTCGATTCTCTTTGATATTATCGTATGATAATAAAGCGATAATATTGACATTTTCAAAACGGTATATAAGCGGGGAGGTTCCCACTATACTGGTGAGGAGGAAAGAACATGAAAATAGAACAAATGATTGGAATAGACGACCCAACCCATGCGGTTGGACATGTGAAAAGAATACTTGAAGAATCAGAGGAGATTCCTGACCTTCTCTTTGTTGGGCCTCCGGGCCTTGGTAAAACGACCTTGGCTCACGCCATTGCTGACTATGTGAATGCTGAACTACATGAGTTCAATGCGAGCGATGAGCGTGGTATTGATATGGTCCGTACACGAATAAAGGAACTCTCCACCCAGCGTGGATGGGGAGAGAATCGCATCATCCTTCTTGATGAGGCTGATGGATTAACTAAGCAGGCACAGGATGCGCTGCGCAGAATCATAGAGACTGGGCAAGCGTGGTTTATCCTAACTGCTAACGTAGAGAGTAATCTCATACCTGCTCTTCGTAGCAGATGTAACACAATAACATTCACACCGTATAATGAAGAGCACATTCAACAATTCATTGGGATGCTCGACCCTTCCTATGATGTCGATGAGGAGACGGCTTGTCGTATCCAGACAGCAACAGGAGGAGACCTGCGCAGAGTGCGCAACCTCATCATGTCTTCCTCAGTGAGGGAAGACCTTGACCGCGCTATCGGTAATGAGATGAATACTATATCTCAAGCAGCCCTGTCTTTGATAGGTGGTGCTTGGGAAGATTTGAGATTGGAGATGCAGAAACTGTCATGGGAAGGACATGATAGATTTACCATTCTGCGCAGACTCCACGACATCGTCAGAGAGATGGTACCTGATGCCATGACTGCTGATGATTTCTATGCATATTCCAGTGTATGGGGCGACGCCGTCCTATCTGCACATCTATGGCCCTTGGGTGACTCAGGGTTCATTGATTGGTTTGTAGGTAAAGTGGCTGTCACAGCACGGGACTGAAACAAACAAGGAAAGAAAAAAAAGAGGAATGAAAATGACTGGATTGAAAAGAAAGAAAACGAATGGAGAATTGCCTGAAGAGGCATTGGAGCGCCTACGTTGGTGGGCTGAACTACACGGGAAGACCGAGGAAGAAGCCATTGAAGGCTTCTCGGAATATTGTGCTGAATCATTCGGCATGATGGACTTCAGTGAAGAAGACGACGGATTCATTGTTGAGGCTTCTGAGACCTTCGTGGTTGAAAGGCGCGTCAGCAGTGGTGGTGGAAGTGCAGGTGAAAGTGAAGAGTTTGTGGGAATGTTCGTCGGTATAGAGCCGAAGGTTCGTGACCGTAGAGAAAGAGACAGGGCAGCGGCTCTCCGCATTGTGAGGGAACAAGGCCTGACTGATGCACTTGAGAGTGGAAGAGTGGCTCGCGCCTTCGTAGAGGGCGGAGTCTGGATGTTGGAGAAAGCGAATGGAATTGTCGCAAGTACACAAGAACGATATGAAGAGGGTGTAGCCCCATGGTTCCTTGTAGAGGATGGTGGGATGCAACTTGCTCTTCTGCAGAACAATCCTGAATGGGGACGACACGGGGAGCCTATCGCTCCTTACATGTGGACGAGAACTTTCCGATTCGAGGGTAACTCAGCCGATAAACTGGATGATGAGATTCGCTCACTGCGTATCACTGTGAGTGCTTCTGACCTCAATGAATGTTCAAAGCCTGTTCGAATGTTTGAGTCGTGTAAAATACGTGTGCGTGTGAGGAAGAATGTGAATCCCGGCTGGGAGGACACATACTCAGGAGTGAATCGCTTCTTCGATAATATCACATACACTGATGACTTTGTGCCTGAAGATGAGAGAGCACTCCTACAAGGAGAGAATTTCGTCAAGGCCTTGGGTTCTTGGGTAGATGACCTGACTGACCTGACTGACCTCTATGAGGACAAGTCTGAGAAAATTGCAGGAATCGACAACCCGGTTGGTCCATTAGTGGCAATCAAAGCAAGGGTCATGCACATGAACAAGGAAGGATACGACAGCGAATTCGACCCTACTGGGAAGGATTACATCATGCGCGTTTCCTCCTTCGCTCTTCAGAGGGCATACCCAACGAACATGATGATGCAAGAGTTGAGCGTCCGCATTCACGGGCACCTTGCTCAGGAAAACCACGCATTCGATTATCACAGTGAAGATGGTTGGAAGCCTTACGCTGTGAAGTCTACTGTTATCGTCTTCGGACGCCTTGGTGTTCGCAGAACTGATGATGGTGATGTACCGAAAATCAACGCTATGGGTGTGTACGCCGTACCTCGTCTCGCTATACCTGCAGGTGAGGGTGGCAACACGAACCTGAGCCAGTTCAGCGGTGATGAATGATGGGTGGTTTCAAGAAACTCGTTGAGGAGAAGGACACCCCTGAAGAGGAGGTGAGTATCGAGATGGATGAGGTCCCCGGCCTCGTCCCCTCGACTCCCTCCCACACTGCCCCTCCCCCTGCTCCTACATCTATGTGGGAAGAGATAGAGAACGCTGCTGAAGATGTAGTGGAGTCTCTGATGTTCTGTGGTGTTATCGGACATGAAGGAACCTGCAAGACTGGTATAGTTCTCGACAGTCTGATGAAAGAAGAACTGGATAAAGGGGATTGTATCCTCATTGTTGATTTCGATGGCGGTGGTAAAACACTACGTTCCTCTTATCACAAAGAGAGGATGAGGAATATCCGAACATTGAACCCTTGGGTCATGCAGAAGAACAGTCGAGACGCTTTCGACTACCCTGCTACCCACAACCGAACAATGGCTATCCTGCAAGAAGCAGTCGATTGGGCAGAGAGACAACAAGCCAAAGATTACCAAGGCCCACGTCTTCATACCTTGCTCGTCACCGCACTCGATTTGTGGGACACTGTCGCTAAGAACTGCATGTTGATTGAAGACCTTGGTACTGCACCTGATGGAATAGGAGCGCAAATCAAACCTCATGAGAAAGTAGGGCTGCGATTCAATTGGCAGATTCGTGCCACGAGATTCCATATGCTCACTGCTCAATGCAGAGAACTCATGCGATTAGGTGTGCGCTGTTTCGTAGAGACTCACCTGAAAGAAGAGTATGATGGCCACAACCCGTCAGGTCAATACAAACCTGATTGGGAGAAGCAGACCGGGAACTACCTGAATCAGATTATCCGCATGCATAAAACGCCTGTGAGAGATGAGGCAGGCGCGAGAACTGGAGAGGTCCGATACGAGGCTGAGTTCGTTAAGTGGAAAACCGACTCTGATTTGGTAGACCAGCGCAGAACCGTGATGGTCACCAATGAAGGACAGCCTGCTAAGTGGTTCGGTTTACCAGAACTACGTGGTGGAGAGTAATGGCATGCAGTGTGTGTGGGGAGACAGGGCATAAGGCTCCGAGTTGTAAATACAACGAGCCGCCCGTCCTCCACTTTGTAGTGCAGAGTGAACGCCTATGTTCTGAGGAAATCGATACTGGTGTGCCTGAGATGTGGCAAATCGGTGACCGTGTGAAAGAAAGACCGCTCTGTGCACTATGCTCGACTGAATATCTTGTTCGTTTTGGTAGGATGTTCACATGGTGAGATTGAATATCGATAAGGCCCTCCTCAAGGGGTTCTTGACAGGCTTCGGCCCGGGGGTCGGTGACCTTCGGGCTGAGGCCAAAGCAGGGAGATTGGAGGGTATAGTTGCCCTCCCCACTCATCTCTTGAGGACTCAGATGCCTGCCGATGTGGAGGACGCAGGAGAGGTTGTCTTCAGTGACATTCCAAAGGTTCTCTCTTTCCTCAAGGCCTTACCTAAAAGCGCCAACATCATCAACATATGGCAACCAAAAGGGCGCCCACTCAAGATGTCCTGTGGGATGACCAGTGTAGAGATGCCTGCTTCTGACTACATCCGCTCTTATGTGAATGTACCTCGCGCGCTTCTCTTGGTTGATGAGGCAGAGAATGACCTCTGGAAGAGTTGGGCTGGTCAACCATTGACCTCTCATATGCTACTGAAGACACAGTGGTTAGGTGAAGTCAGTGACATGCAAAAGGTCGTTGGGAAGGACATGACATATTCTACCATCTTCGACCCTCAACAAGCGCAGTTCAGTGTATCAGCAGGGCGCGCAGGTGGTGTGAAGATGAAGGTGGGTAATGAACTGGAGACCTTCGATGGTCCTGAAGCATCTTCGATATTCGGACCTTGGTTCCCTACATTGATGCAGTGCATCCCTACTGGGGTAGTGGATGTCTTCACTGCTGACGACTACATCTTGGTACTCCGACATGTTGAGAAAGAACATCTACTCATTATTCTCGACCAGCAAGGGGGGAATTGAATGGACAAGTACGAGGAAGAGAAAGAGAAGCGTCGTTTGAGTGCTCTCAAAGGTTGGGTCACACGTCGCAAGAAACTCAAGGAGGGTGAAGAGGAATGATAGTAACGGAGAAATTCACCAACTCCCATGGGGACGAATGGGTATTTGAATATGATTCTGAGGTAGGCGAAGGTATTCTGAAAGGCTCAGATATCGACTGGGAAAGTTACCCATGTAGAGAAAGGTCTAACCTCGGCCTTATTCTCAATAGTGAGGAAAGGGAATGGCTTGAAGAAGTATGGACGGATGTGCATGTGCATGCTCGCTCATGGTCAAATGAGGGAGTGGTGTCTCGACGAGAAAAGACAAGAGTTCGAGATTATTGGCGAGATAAACCTGAAACTCAATATTTCAACCCTGATTGGGATGAAACGAATTGGTCTTGTTTTGCGTGCGGAATAGAATGTGGTGGTTACATTGACAGTGCCCATATTAGGCCAAGAAAAAGAGGAGAAGTAAAGGGGGTAAAGCCCGGAACAGAAAACAATATCCATCTTCTTTGTAGAGTATGTCATACTGAAAGCGAAGGTCTGTTAGAACGAGCATATTGGCATTGGCTTCACCTCAAATCTATGATATATAATAAAGGGAATTTAGAGAACATTCTTTTGCGGGACCCTTATTTACCATCAATTTCGATTGATGATGTAACGTATGATTGTTATGCCGTTCAACAAATATCAACACTCATAAAAACATCAAGAGAACATATTCATGGCGCTTCTAATAAAGTAGAGCGCTATTATACTACAGCACTCAAAGACCGTGAGGGTAATCCTATTGGCCCAGAAATGACTTCTATTATGATTGGGGATGAAGATGAATGTTGATTGATAATATATTCAGAGACGATGATACTCCTATTATCTACACTCGGTCAAGAGATGAGAGTGGTAATCTTATTGAGCGTAGACAGTTCGATTTCAAACCTTATTTCTGGGTACCGGCAAGCACACCTGAGTTTCGTCTCAGTAGACTCAAGCGCTCCTTCCCTACGGCACGTGTGTGTCAAGATGAGACAGCCACAGGTTTGGACGGGGCACCTCTGTTCAAGATAGAAGCACACAGTCCTTATGATGTCACAAAGATGCGCGAGATGTTTGAGCGCACCTATGAAGCGGATGTTCGATTTACTGACCGATGGCTCATTGATAATGTTCAGGAGATGCCAACATGGAAACCGCGTAAGTGGTGGTATGACATAGAATGTGACACTGGAGACGATTCATTCACTACCGTCATCGCTGTCATTGATAGTGACCTTGACACCCCTGTGGTGTTCGCTTGGGCCGATGACCGAACCAATTGTCCTTACTCACTTACAGGACGAAGTAGAGAATTGATTCATAGAAAAGTGCGCGATGTAGAATATGAATTACATCTCTGTTTCAGTGAGAGGCAGTTGTATGAGAATTTCATTGACTTCCTCCATGAGCGGGACCCTGATATGATGATTGCTCACGCAGGAACTTTCTTCGACATACCTCACATGGTTGAGCGCCTTGACCATATCTATGGGCATGGTGGCGCTTCTCGATTGAGCCCTCTTGGTATCATTCGTAGACCGAGAAGAGGGGAAGACTCCTACGATTTCACAGACCAACCTATCGCTGGTCGCTGGCAGTTCGACACTGCTTCCCCTGCTCAGAGCGGTACGGGTTTCGAAAGGGTGTGGAAGGATAGTGGTGGCGGCCAACTACCAGACAGGAAGTTGAATACCATCGCTGAGATTCTGGGCCTTGGCTCTAAACTCACAGAGGAGATTGAAGGGATGGATGTACACAATGGTTGGTATGAATACTGGGAAGAATTCATCGACTATTGTCTGTTAGATACTGTTCTCCTTCGTGGTATTGACGAGGCGCGAAACGTGACAGACTTCTATGTAGAGATGGTTCGTCTCTGTGGGGTCAGTCTACAGTCAGCCTGTAACGTCACGAACTTTGCACGCGGGCTTCTATCACGTAGAACACAACGTAAGGCAGCATCGCGTTTCCGTGCATCTGATGACCAGAAATTGAAAGGCGCAGAAGTAGGGTTGAATTGTGTGACTGGTCTCCATGAGGGAGTTGCCATTATCGATTACAAGGGACTATACCCTTCTCTCATCGTTGGGCATAATTTATCCTATGAAACAAAACGTGATGGGCCCGGGGAAGGTATTACTCAATTGGAGAATGGGTCTTACTGGGACCAGAGAGAGAAAGGACTTCTACCTAAAGTGGTCGACTATCTTTTCGAGTATCGCGCAATCTGTAAAGAGAACATGAAGCATGCTAAGAGTGTCGAAGAAAGAGATGCTTGGAACACAACCCAGTCTGCTGTAAAGAGAGTCATGGCTTCCCTTTATGGTATGACTGCGCACATTGGATATGGTTGGGCTGACGCAGACATCGCTCATACCATCACAAGTGAGGGTAGAAGATGCATACGATTATTAGACAAGGTCTCTTCTCAGCGTGGATACGAATGTTTGTACGGTCACACTGACAGCGCCTTTGTCAAAGTACCATTAGATGACGCTCACAATCTTGCAGAAGCCATCACAGAAGTTGTTCAGAAAGCGACTGGTAATGAAAGGCTTGTGGCGGAATTAGAAGCATGGATGCCTTACTGGCTATTAGCGAAAAAGAATCGCTATGTTGGTCGCATCGAATGGCCTGTTGAAGAAGAAGGGAAGATGAAAGTAGCAGGGTTCGGCCTAAAGGCGAGCAATACTGCACCCCTCTCTAAAGAAGTACAGAGGCTGGTATTTGAAATGGTCTTGAATGGGGCGTCAGAAGGCGAAGTATCTGAAGTCCTTCTCCCCCTTTCTAAGGACTTACGTGAAGGTGTCATTGACATCAAACGTGTATCTCTCTCTACACGTTTAGGAATGAATCTGAGAGATTACAAAACATTGAGCGGTGGTAGTAAAGCCGCCGATTACTACAACAGAAACATGGGAGATGACCCCTTCAAGAAGGGGGACTCTGTCAAATGGACTTACGTGTCATCAACACCTTCAGGTATGGAGGTGACTGACATTGTCGGGTTCCGTGAGCCTTCTGATATAGAAGGTTTCGAACTCGATGCTGAAACCATCCTTCAGAAGATGGTGAAAGCGAAACTGAAGAGTGTGTACGACACACTCGAATGGGACCTTGAGGGAGCACTCGGGGCACCAAGACCGAAGAACTACGGATGGTGGTGAAAAAAATGCAAAGAAAACTGACAGAATGGAATATGGAAATAGAGAACGGGACGACACAAACGACGCTGACTGAATGGGGTTTGACTTTCGATGTCTAAATTTGAAAAGCGTGTTGTTGACCGCATTGAAAAGCGCGCAGAGAAAGGACTGGACACATACGGGGTGAGTATGGAAAGAGGTGACCTCTCTTTACAAGAGTGGTTACAACATCTACAAGACGAACTCCTTGATGCGGCAGTCTATGTCGAGAAACTCAAAGAGGAGGTAGAAGAACTTGAGCGATACAGGGCCGAGAATATACAGTGATGGCTCATCATATGGTTGGACTCCTGAAATGGATGATACTATCATCCGTATCAGTAAGTCTACATTGGTGAGTACTAAATGGTGTGCTCAGCAAATGTGGCTCAATAAGAACCACCCAGAGGTGGAGACTGAACTCAACTCATGGCTCGTCATTGGAAACGATGTGCACTATGCTCTGGAATACTTTTACGACAACGCGAAACCAGATGAACTACCAGAACTACAAGCAAGAGCGAAGAACGGAGATATGCGTTTAGTCAAAGGGGCCCTGAAGAATTGGTTACCTTCCACAGAGCAGATTATGGACAATAGAGATGAGCGTAGCCGGGCAGAGCCATTGTATGAAAGAGACTACAACCATAATATACAATGGCTCTTAGCGCATGAAGCCTCCCGACTTACCCACACCACAGTTGAGAATTTCCTACCTGTGGCAAATGAAGTAATCTTGACACCGAGAATAGAGGTAGAAGGAGTACCTGTACAATTAGTCGGTATCATTGACCGCGTCTTCCTCGATGATGATGGGGGGCTGGCTTTGATGGAACTGAAGACAGGGAAATGGGATGAGAGATACAAATTATCCGAGATGAGAATGGAGATGTCATTCTATAAGATGCTCATTGAGAATAGTGACCTTCAGGAATTACAGGAAAAGAATCTGGACCGTGCAGTGACTCACTGGGGTTGGAGGTATAGTGCCGCTGACCATGTATCATATGAGAAATGCAAGCGTGTGAGTGAGCGGGCTATGATGAAACGTCTGGGAGACCTTGTGAAGATGTATTTGGAAGAGTCTTTCAAGATGGCTGACCCTAACCGTGAAGGCTTCAAATGCGCACGCTGTGAATATATGCAATGGTGTCCTCAATACAGGAGTGGTGACGAATGAAAAGAAACGCGATAACATATCTACTACAAGAGGCTCTACAGGAAAGAATCAATGGCGCTAAAATCTATGTTGAATGGGGAGGTAAATCCCCAGAGCGTGGCTTTGTGATAGAGAAGTCAGGTAGGAGGGGTATTGATATCCGCCTCGATAATTCATGGTTCGTTAATGAGATAGATATCATTGAGTTGTGGAGAAACCTGAAGAAGTGGGTAGATTGGTGGAATGCTGAAGAAGCGGAGTCTCCCAGTAGACAAGCGAGGCTTGATGAATTCTTTGATGTGAACACAGGTAATGATATCACAGGGAAGCAGACTACATTGGATGAGTGGTTCTGATGGGAGAAAGGCTTCTCGATTTTGATTTCCCAAGAGAAGTAGGATTATTCAGGAAGGTGGTTCATAATAGTAGGGACTTGGAAAAATACTGGTCTAACCTGAAGAACTCTCAATGTGCTTACACTTCAGTTTATGGTTTCCGGGCAGTGAAGCCAAGTGGTAAAAGAGGAGAATATAACACTGCCATCGTGCGCCATTTCATTCTGGATTTCGACCGGAAGGAAAGAGTGCGCGGTAATGTTATGGACGCTCCGGGAGATAAAGTTCTGGAGCAAGTCAGAAGACTCCACAAGATGCTGATGTCCAAAGATATCCATCACGGAATATGGTTCAGTGGGAATGGTTTTCATGTTTGGATTCGACTCTCTAAAATACATAGACCGGCGACGGGGAGTGAAGTTTCGCTCATAAAAACAGCCGGTAAGAAAGTCATCAATGAATGGAAAGCCGACCTTGATTTGACTTGCATGGACCCAACTGTGCCTTTCGATATGGCCCGCCTTATACGAATCCCTAACTCTTACAATGCTAAACGTCACGTTCTCAGATGGAGTATTCCCCTCCGTAGTCATGAACTCTTAGAATGGACATGGGATAATGTATGCGAGCAGGCAGAAGATTCCCGAGAAGGGCTCTTCCAATATGGGAATAACGGTGTAGACCTCCCTATTGAGCAGGTCAAAAAGGCGCGATTCAACAAAGTACCCGGTGAAACTATTCATTTCGATACTGTGAATATGGAAGGTGTGAAGATTCTACCATGCTTGGTAGAGGCAGCCTGCCAAGTAGGTAGCAACCCTCCTCATAATGCGAGAAAGTCTCTCGCTATATATCTCGGTAGTCGACTTCGTAATTTCTTACCGGTGGAACGAACAACACAAGAGATGAGAGATGAACATATAGCGCGGATTGTTTCCTTTGTTAAGACTCTGAGATGGGCAGATTTTGATGAGGGGTTGACGAACTATCATGTCTCTTCAATTGTGAATAGAGGCTATCATCAACATTGTTCTTCCCTTGAAGGGGACGGCCTTTGTTTAGGTAGGTGCCAGTTATGGGATGGGACTGGTGATTTGTGATGGGGAGATACGGAGTGAGTAGGAAGAGAGATATGATTTCTCAAGTGGTTTCTGAAATGGAGGTGGGTGAAGAATTCACATCCAGACAAATTGTTGAGATTCTAACAGAGAGAGAAACCAAACATTACATTCCCAGCACACATTTTGTTGGGCATATATTGAGTCGAATGGATAATGTCAAGAAGAGAGGAAGACACAATACTATCTGGGTGAGGATATGAAGAACCCTCTCATTATAGATAGTAATGAAAGAGGCTCATTACCAGAAGCCATTGAGAGAAGGGCTCAAAATCGCAAACCAATCATTCCATTCAAGAAAGAGCGTTTGATTGTAGGCGATTACAAATGTGGTGAATGGTACATTGAGGCGAAGACAGTTGGTGATTTCCTTGAGTCCCTAAGAAGTGGACATCTCATGAGACAATTGGATAATCTCGACGCTAATGCTGACCTGTTTGGTATTATGGTGTGGGGGGAAATAGGCCCTTACATTAAACAATTACAAGCGAGAGGTGGGAAGACCACTTTCAGTGCAGCCACTAAACAAGTTGCTGGAGGACTTGCGCGCGTAGTCGCCGACTTTGGCTGTTTAGTGTATAGAGCCCCTAATGTCATGGAGGCTTCACATTTCCTTGTGGGGCTACATGAAAAGACCTACAAGTCTGCGAGTCGTCATGGTGCGCAGGCTGTTAAGAGAGTCTCAAGCAATGATGTGAGATTCGATATTCTCCGAACCATACCGGGCATTGGTCCTGATATGGTTGATGCTATACTCAACGCATGTGGTTCCGTTGAGGAAGTAGCGTGCGGGACATGTCTTCGTGATGTGCCCCGCATGGGGAAGGTTCTTCGGAACCGAGTAATCGAAGCCTTGACCAGCGAAGAACCGGTCAGGGTGGAGCGCTGAACCACACCCTCCGCCATCTGGGGTCACCGAGAAGTTCATAGACTTCTTTTATGTGAGAAAGATGGCAAGAAAGTAAGAAAGGTGATAAGATGAGAAAATGGAAAGAGTACACGGCAATGGAACGATACCCGATATTGAAGGAATATGTTGAGCGATTTAGACAAACGTCATTCTTTAACGAGATGGCAGGTCTTCTTTCGTTCTTCTATCTACAAGGACAGATGTTGGTTGATTATGTGAGAATCCCTGTTTGGGCTTCATATCTCGACCCTCGGGTACATGTGTTCTGGATACAGCCAACACGAACTGGAAAATCGATAGCGTGGGAATTCACTGGTGAAGTAGCACGACATGCTGGAATAGATGCTGACATCTTTACTTCTGGCACAGATGCTGGACTGATTGGTTCCTTCAAACAATACAAGGACGAAGATGGGAATTACGTGAGTGAAGAACAACCGGGCTTGCTGAATGGAAAGAAACTTCTGAACTTCGATGAAGGGAGCATTCTACTACAGCCGAACCCGAAGCAATTCTTCCAAGAAGTGATTCTATACCTGCAGCAAGCAATGAACCCTGTAGGGAGTCACAGTAACACATTGACTAAGCACATGAAAGACGGTAAGATTGAGACTGAGTCGCGCGTCTCATTTTGGATAACTACCTTCCCACCATCTGGTGTGAAAGAATATGTGCTCACTAAAGGGCTGTTCCAAAGAGTCCTGTTATTCTACAGCCCTTGGACTAACGATATGAGGATGGAGACTTCCAAGCGTCGTATGAGAGGACTATGGCAAGACACTATGCAAGGCGTATCTACAACAGAAGAACTTGCTGAACATTTCATCAGTGTTGAATCAATGGTGAGGGAACATCTCTTTGCTTGCTCACCTACTTTGAATGCGACAATGTGGTCAGAGTTCGATGAGGATATCAAAGAAGAGCGTGAAGAAAGGGAACGTCTTGTGAGAGAATCCGCTCTTTACCTTTTCAATAAATCTCGCGACTTCGACCCTACTGTAGAAGCGGCTGTTGAGGAATTCTACCATCTCGTCGCTGGCATGGATAACAAGTTAGGAGACGTGGTTCTCTCCTTCATGCCCAATATCGAGAACTATCTCAATATCATGGCTACTCATCTTCTCATCGTTGAGAAATTGAATGAGCGCGAAGATGATGACTATAATCCTGCAGAGCCATGGGTCATCACTGGTGAGCATATCGAGATGTCAATGGAAATATTGTATGATATCTACGAGAGACTCATCATCTGGCTTGAGAGCGACCTTGAATTGGGTGCGGCTAAGGCAGAGAAGATAGCGCAGGCTGATGCTTGGAGGAAGGCCGTTGACGCTTGTAAGAGTGTGGACCTTGGTGAGAACAAAGGTGATGGATGGGTCATGAAGAAAGAACTTCTGAAGGTCTATGCAAGACAGCAAGATAGAAGTGAGCCAGTAGTGTACAATCACTACAGAAAGGCAAAGAACCTCTTCAAAGAGACGAAGGTAGCCGGACGCCCCCACGTGAGGTGGGTTCAGGAGGGTACGAATTGAGCGACATCATGGTATTAGATATTGAGACATCGAATTTCTCTTATGAGATAGGTGGATGGGATAAGACCCATCTTTTCGACCCAGTCATCGTGGCTACTTGGGATGGTGAGGAAGGGCATCTTTTCTCTAAACAGGAGATAGATATCGCTGATAGTACATGGCACCCATTACATCCTAAAGTTCTCGGAGAACATCTTGAGAATCACATAAAGAAAGGCGGGAAAATCATAGGTCACAACATCTGTGGTTTCGACCTCCCTATTTTGCGCGATGCATTAGACTGCCATTATGCAGGTGTCCTTTTGGGTAAATCGAAGGAACTCCTGATTGACACAGCGAGAGTACTTCGTCAATTGACAGGATACGGTGTGCCCTTGGATGATGTATGTAAAGCGACTCTGGGTGAAGGTAAGGAGTCCATGGGCTCCGCCGATGCGCCTGTCGCGTGGAGAGAAGGAAGGCATGCTGAGGTAGCCAAATATTGTCTTGAAGATTGTAAGATGAATCTTGAACTATTCAACCATGGTAGAGAACATGGTATGATAAAGTCACGTAACGTATCCACTGGCATCATCGATGATATCGAGGTACTTTGGTAAATGGAGGAAAAAAAATGACAGAAGAAAGAAAAACTGGAAGAGAAGCCCAATTGAGTAACATACGAGCAGCGGTGAATGTCGCTGAAACAGTGAGGTCTACATTAGGACCTGCGGGAATGGATAAATGTCTCGTGAATGAAACAGGGGACACCATTATCACAAATGATGGTGTCACTATTCTGCGAGAATTAGATGCTGTACATCCCGGCGCGAAAATGATGGTTGAAGCAAGTAAGACGCAAGAAGCGGAATGTAAAGACGGCACGACAAGTGTAGTGGTTCTTGCAGGGCAGTTGTTGGCTCTTAGTGAAGGGTTACTGATGAGGGGGATTCATCCCAGAACGATTGTGCGTGCTTTCAATGAGGCGTGTACAATCGCCTTAGATAATTTACCTGAAGGGGACTCTGAGATAGACCCTCATGATGTGGCGAGAACAGCACTGAGAGGTAAGGCTGCCGAAAGCCATTTGGAAAAGGCGTCATCTTTGTGCCAAGAAGTTGTTTATTCTGTGAGGGGGGACCTTGACAACATCCGTGTCCTTTCACAGTCTGGTGGTTCGATAGATGATTCTTACATCCATAGTGGTCTGGTATTAAGTAAAGGATTCTCGACTGATGTGAAACATGATACTGAGGGCCGTATTCTGATGCTTGATGGTGGCTTAGATGGATTCAATATGCAAGATGTGCAGATGCAATTCACTGACCCTACTCAAATACAAGCCATACAACAACAAGAATTGACCATGCTAAGTGCGGCAGCACAACGTATCGTGGACCTTGGAGTCGGCATTCTGTTTGTCAGAGACGGTGTCCATGAAGCCATTGTTAAATATCTATCATCTCAGAAAATTGCTGTAGTATCAAGACTGCAAGATTCAGATATGACTGCACTCTCTCACATTACCGGCCATCCAGTATATCACCGGCTTATTGATGTCACAGATGCATACCAGAACACCGAACATAAGTCAGTGGTGGATAGCCAACGTATTGGTGACCTCGATTATGTCACTGTGAGTGTACCATCATCAACTGTAGTCACACTGGTTGTGAGAGGAGCAACACGACAGACTCTTGATGAATATGAGCGCGCTTTTGATGACGCCATTGGTGTCACTGCCTTATATCACAATAATATGGCAGCGTTGCCGGGCGGGGGAGCCTCTCTATCGAAATCTGCCATAGGTGTGAGGAATTACGCCACTGGTGAAAGCGGTCTTAGTGCCCGGGAGCGAATGTGCTTGGAGGCCTATGCTGATTCACTGGAAATTATCCCTGCCGCCATTGCTGCTAATGCAGGTATGGACCCACTTGATGTAGTGATGGAACTTCGTTCATGCCCAGATAGTTACGGGCTCTACATCGATGATAATGGAATAGGTTCTGTATGTGATACTGGCGAGCGTGCAATCTGGGAGCCTCGTGAACTCGTAAAGCAGGTCATTACATCAGCCACAGAGGTTGCTACGGCTGTTCTACGCATTGATGATATCATTGCGAGGAAGGGACAATGAGTGTATGGGATGTAGTCGTCTTCCTTGTCATACTCGATGTTGGATTATGGAGTCTTCAGTTCTTCACTTCGTGGTTCACGAATCTTTCTTCTGGGGAGTATGACGAGGAGGAATGACCTTCTTGACATCGCGTCGAAGTGCCTTCACTTCTCTAAGAGTTTCGCGCTCAATCGGCTCCTCTGCCTTTAGAGTGCCACGCTCTTTGAAGTGACGAGCGCGGTTAGAATGAGGGTCCTCTGGGACTATGGTGTGCTGCCGTGTGTGACTCATGTCAGCACCACCGTGTCCCATGACCCCTTTCTTTCGGCGCTCTCTGGCTAACTCTGCGCGATATTTATGACGGGACGGGCTGGATTCATACTTGGTATCATATTCTTTCTTATGTCTAAACGCTTCAGGCGACTTGCGGTCTTTGAGCAACCGCCAAGAGAGGTCCATTGGTTCGCCTGTCCAGAGGTTTTGAAATTTAGGGCTAAACTCGGGAACGACTTCTGCATTCTCGTCATCCGCCATTCTCATCTGAATCTTCTTCCACCATTCCTCATCAGTATGTTCAGTTACATCAGGGACAGCAACAGGTGGGTTATCGAGTATTTCTTCATTTGTAGGTATAGGTTCACCTTGAAAGCCGTGTGTTGTTCTCGCCTTCGGGGGGCGAGGCATTCTCTTCCATGGCTTCACCTCCGTAATAGGTTTCCCTTTAGGGAATCGTTGCTTGAGATGCCATTCAGGCACATATTGTTTTTTGAACAAACGCCAAGCGAGGTCCATTGGGAGCATCAATAGCGCCTCCCAACAGGGTCAATAGCACACTTCCTATCATGCGCATAACCGCCTCTACCGTCAGGCACTATATCTGCACCAACAGGAAACAATTGGCCACATTTAGTACAGTTACCTGCAAATTTTGCAGGGAACCCTTTGAGGAATAGAAAGGCGAGGTCCACAGGGCTATGGCGCGCGCTCACACTATGGCGAGACGCAAATAGAAAATGAAACTTGGGGTCTAAGCAAGCACCTGCACAGTGATTTCATGCGGTGCGACTACTTTGAGAACCTCGTCAGGGACGTCTTCCACAATTAGGCGCAAGGCTTTCTTATTATTGAATGTTAAGAATACAAGTTTATTGATAATATTGTGGAATAATTGCCTCGATAATGCCACACTCACACTTTATTCCACATAGGGCAAGAAGAATTCACTGACATATTCTTATGCATGCCACACCCTCTACTATCACCCTCATATCTATTACAATAAGCACACCTATCACCGTAGGCTTTCACAAGGACTTTTCTACGAGAAGACATGTACTCACTTCAGTACATTGAAGGCGATATTCATAGCCTCGCCTTTCTTCGTGTCCGCAGTTTTCTCAGGCTTCTTCGGGGGCTTACCACCTACTGAGATGACCATTACCACTCCGGTCTTCTTCGATTTGCCTTTCATAATCCCCACGCTTCATTAGCCGCAAGAGGCTTCTCTTTCTCAATCTTCCTACGCGCTTTTTGCCATAATGTTCCACAATCAATACATTCCCAAATGAGAATACGTGTATTTCTCTCATTTACATATCGTCCCTCGATACGGCGCGCAAGCACTCGCTCTTCACAAGAAGGGCAGTGTTGCTTGAGTCGGTCGAGGATTTCACCCATATCCTCACTTCTTATTGTGGAGACGGGTCCAAGCCATGTCTTGAATCTCGCCTTTGGAAAGGCCTACATTCTGGAAAACATTGTCTAACCATCGCTCAATGTGCCACATTAGAGCCACGTACAACACACACATTACTAAAGCAATCATCACCAGAACTTGAAGGAACTCCATCAATTTCCCTCACGATATGCTTCTTCAATAATCCTATCGAATTTGCGTGCAAGATAGAAGTAAAAGAACATCATAACCAAAGGTAAGAAGAAGAACATGAAAGCGAGCACAGCACGTGTATCGCTCATACGGCAATCAAACCTAATTCTTTGAGTTTGTGTACAATGTCACCAAATGTATAGGCGTTCGACCCCGTACCTCCTGTATGAGTACTATCTGCGGCGTATCCACCAAAACCAGCACCAGAATTAGCACTAAACCCAGTTCCTGTAATGTTACCACTTGCAGAAGTTGGTTGAATAACAGGGGTAACATCATAAAAACCAAGTTTCTGACTTGTTGCTGTTCCAATTTTTGTACCATTACTTGTATCGAGGTTAATGTTTTTTCCATCAGATATAGTGATGTTACCTGCAAAAGTCGCCATATTATCACTATCTAATCTAAATGCTTCACTTTGACTTGCGTTGCCATCAGTTGTGTACATAACTAAAGCAGCACCATTCTCACTTGCTGACCAACCAGCATCACAGATAGCCTCAATTCTTGCGCCCACAGTCATTGTCGCAGAAGCATCTTCAGCACCTGCGAATTCAATAACACCAAGTCGATGGTCATCAGCCATTGCTGCCCCATCATTAGAAGATAAGCGCAGATTACCACCTTGGGTAGCGCTACTCGTAGTAGTATCAAGAATTTCCAAATCTACTGCAGGGGCACCTGTTCCAATACCAACAAAGCCAGCATCACTGATTCTCATGGCTTCTGCAAGTGAGTTAAGACTACTACCTGAACCACCTGCGTTTGCTACTTGGAAAATAATTTCTCCACCAGCACCTGACCCTTTACCTTGCCCACCAGCAAGTGTTAAGTTACCACCAGCAATATTGTTGGTAGTTCCAGCAGTTGTAGTCCCGGCCTTTACCAAGACTGCTGTACCTGCTGCGTTATGAGCAGTGTCAGAAGGTTTCAGTGTATCAAGACTGGTGATAGTCAAATCGCCACTTGAGTAAGATACATCAGAAAGGTCGTTGAGCGCAGAAGCACCTCCACCACCACCAGCAATGGATGTTCCTGAAGTTAATTGTATGTCGTCACCAGCATCTGTGGTAAAGTAGAGTTCGTTCGGTGTAGCGGTGTTGACCCAAATCTGCCCATACCCACCAGTATCGGCGTTAGCGTCTGCTTGTTCTTTGAGACTTATTGTTCCTTCAACTGTGAGTTTTTGATTTGGGGCATCTGTGCCAATACCAACTGCATCTGCTGTTCCATCAGTAAATAATAGATTTGGGTCACTATTGCCTTCCACACGGAAATCGAAATCAGAAGTTGCGCCTTCGTTGAATACAATATCTTGTGTAGTACCATTTACTTTGAGATAGGTAGTCTCTGTACCATTTCTTAAAACATCAAATCTCACCGACCCATCTCCTTGATAATGCTCTATTTCTGAGGCAATGGAAGCCCAAATCTTTGTTTGGTCATAGTCGGCACCATCGAAAAGGTGCCCCTTGAATTCAACTCTACCAATCAAATCTCCACTGGTTGTGGCACTATCTGATGGGTTCCTATACAATTGTAAAATTGGACCAGCATTAGTATCAGTGTGAGTATTTTCAAGAATTACACTCGCACTATTAGAAACTGAAGTAGTAACATGTAACGCAGCATCTGGTGACGCCTCAGCAATACCAACCTTACCATCAGTATGAATTCTCATTCTTTCTGCTACAGCATCAGTTCCACTTACTTTGGTATTGAACGTCATTATAGACGTCCCAGTACCATCGCCACCACCTGCTTTTAGGATTAAATCTCCACCATCAATATTAGCACTACCAGTTGCAGATGACCCTGCTTCAATTGTTAAATCTCTACCAGCAGTTGTCGAAGTTGTAGCCGCTACAGATATAGTTGCATCTTGTGCATTTCCAAAACCAACATCTCCACCTGTAACTGTTAAATCAGTACCAACAGTTGCAGTAGTTGTAGTTGTTAGTGCACCTGTAACTGCTAATGTGCTTCCATCAAAACTTAAATTAGATTCAGAAGTAACAGTGCCATCCCCATCATCTGTAAGTAACTGGTTATCGGCACCACTGACACCGACAGGGTGCAGGTCTGAAACAACCAATGTAGCCCCAGACCTATCTAAACCAGTAGTAGCAACTGTTCCTGCTATCGTGTCAAGTAAGTCTGACAAGGATTCTCTCTTAGCAGCGCTACTGTCATCATTATCAAGGAAGATGAATTCATCTGCCTCTGCCATAACAGCAGCGGCTGCCTCACTCAAATCCACATCTACTTGATTGGCTTGTACGTCTATCAGAGTGCCAGCACCCACTGCCATAACAGCAGAAGAGGCAGTTAGACCAGCACCTGCAAATAGTGTAGCGATGTCATCTATACTTTCCCTTCTGGTAGGGTCGTCAGTAGTGCCTTCATCAGAAAAGGCGATATAATCACCAGATGCTATCGCCTCTTCTGTGAGACCATGAACGTCTAATGTGAATGTCATATCATATGGGTCAGAGTCACTTCCATCCGATGTGTCTGTCCAATTGATATCTACACCACCACCTTCAACGAATTTTACTTCTTTACCGTCGTTGATTGTGACTTCAGTGCCATCACCATCCTCTAATTGGAACGAGGTCATCAAAGCAGAGATGGCTGCTTGGTAGTCACAGCGAACCCATACGCTCCCTTCATAGATGAAAGTCGCGCGCTTCCCAGCAGTGACAAGTTCACCCATACCCCCACCACCAGTGAAATTAGTTTTGGAGAAACCAGCCGCTCCAATTTCTGTTATTGTAATAGTTGTATTACCAGAACTCCCGGGGTTGACCTGTGTAACTGTGATGACATTACTGGAATTGGTAGCAGTGAATTCTGTATGGTGATTGATAGCAGTCGCAATCTCCACTGCTTGTGCTGTGGCATGAAGCGCAGAGGTAGCATAACTACCAGAGGCCAGTGTTTTCGCATCAAGAGTGGTCCCACTCGTGGTGGCTGAAGTGGTAGAGTCTGCCTGACCCCCCATTGTTAGAGTGACAGTAGTGCCTCCGGTAGAGATTAATTGAATGGTGTCCCCTTGGCCAATATACTGGACACCCGGAGGGGGCGCTCCAGTATTATCTACTGTTATAGTGGCCGATGCTGTCCCATAATCATCGAACTCAATGGTACCATCACCATCATTACATACTTCGACAATATGCCCTTCTGGGAAAAGGTAGTTACTCCCGCTCTTCTCAGGGTTGAGTGTCACAGTTACTCCAGCGTTCGGGCTTAACATGTAGAAAGCGTCACCGTAAGAAGTGATTGTGTAAGAAGCATCTGACGATATAGCAGAACTCGGGGCAGACACTCCCATACCGAAAAGACGCCTACTCACTGTTCCTGTAGCGCTGTTTTCCTGACCCGCATAAAATAATTCATCACCCATTCTATTACCGGCTCTATCTAAACCGTCTCCGGGTCCAAACCCGAGACTGGTCCCGCTTTTACCAGTAGAAGACCAAAGAGCAGAAACGTCAAGCAATGTGGCTGAACCACTGGCCGTCACTGTGCCAATATCTCCTGTTTCACTACTGGCCATAAGAGCGCGTAAATCAGCAGCGGATTGAACACCATCTGTAGCATTTCGCCGTACTTGACTTGTCACACCACCATCATCTGTGGTAAGTGCTCCACTTGTAAGTGGGGTCATGTAAAGAGGGTTATTACGAATGAAAGTGCGCTTGTCATTTATCTCAATCACATCTACCTTATGATTGCCCCCACCACTGCTTTTGTATTCGCAACGCACTGTGGCGAGCACCACAACTTGCGCATTCACTTGTGATGTACCAGTGTCATAATCTACCAGATATTGGGAAGGAAGACTTGGGTACAATCCTTGACCTGTGGCTACAGCGGCCCCACCTGCATGATAAGTTCTTGATTGACCTCCTTGGGAGCCCACGTAGATAGTATAGAGGGATTGCTCACCAGATGCCGCTAAAGCGGTTCCTGAACCATGAGAAGAATTACCTATTGTCATTGTGACTGTGTTACCCGGACCATTTGCGAACTCGTATATTTGACCATCCAGAACAACATATCCTCCTTGTATTGTAAGTGTATATGCACTTGCCCTACTCACTGCCCCGGGTTGACTATTCACTGCATTTCTGGTAGAGCCAAGAACAGTATCTTCTAATCGAAGGATACCATTCCCATGCACCCCTTGAAGGAGATTGGTCATTGTTGGTGATGAAAGAGCGTCACCATCACGAAGCCCATCGGCTCCAAGTGTATTCTGCGCTGCTGTGTGTCCGCTTAGTGGGTCAGTCATTATTCAACCTCCAATACAAATGAGAAGATGACTTCATTTTGCGCGTCTTTAGTGAAAGGCTGGATGTCTGCGCGATATACAGGAATGAATTCACCAGTGCTCGGGTCTTTATACTGAAGATAGACCTCTTGCACATTATCATTAAACACATGGCTTGTACTGAAAGAACCTTCGACGAGAATACTTGTGTCGTCAATAATACGAACAGTAGGGGTCACGGACGCTATTGTCCTCGCACCTCCATCATCAGCAGATGCAGCAGTGCCATCTGTACCAATATGTAATTCATTCACTAACGAGGCAAGATGTTCTACAAGTCTTCTCTTTATGGCATTTAACATCGGCATTAGATTCTCCTCCTACGAAGTCCACCTTTCACTTTACGCATTTCATGAGAGCGGGGGCGAAGAAGGCGAATAGATAATCCGCTTGAGCCGATAGTGGCACCATTCGGCGCTCTCACAGTAACTCCTGTGAAAGTAGTGGATGTAGTTCCTGTATATGAGGCGTGTATAGATTCATTGATTAGTAAATGACCAGTACTTGGGAATCCTGTAGTTGAAGACACAGTGATAGTTGTAGACGAGAAAGACCCTCCTGTCAATCGGGGAGTCAATCCAGTACCTACAGAACTACGTGCTGAGGAATCACCTGCGTTATACCCCCTATGTCCCAAAAGGAGACCAGCGTGGATATCATTACCACTGTTTGTCATGGTTATACCTGTCACGGCACTATTGTTTCTTGAAAGAGTAACTAATACATTTCTTCGTATAACCTCACCAAATACACGGATATTTGCTCTCCCCACTCCTGACTTCTCTAACGTGATTCTTTGCTGAGTGTTATCAGAAGCGTCCATTTCTGAGTTGAATGCGTTCGCATCTTCGAATGCCATAAGGACTCCTTCTATGCCCTTCTCATATGATAGTAACATGAGATTACTTCTACCATCTCTCAATCTATGATTTACTTCTACTACTGCTCGTCTTGTTTGGTTCCCAGTAGTAGGATTCTCATAGTCAACTACATCCCCCGGGCCTATATCCCATACCTGAGCATGGTCTTCGCTCTTGATTGCTTCTTGCGCTTTTCTATTCAGGCGTAGAAGTTGAGCGGCTGTTTTTCTCGCACCTGCTTTCGTACCCGCTGTGGGGTCAGATACCGTGGTAGATTTTACAGCACCGTGTTTCTTTTGTAATTCAGCATCGTCGACAATAGCCTCAATGATATCATTTATTGCTACACTACGCCCTCTTACAACTATTCGATTCGCCACATCCACAACTGGGTCTACTTCTACTGAACCTTCACCTCTATTTGGCCCTGTTTTCCTATCTGTCGCATAGAAGATATCAGGAGCATAGATGAAATTACCGAATTTATCAAAGAAGATTGCATAATGGTCGTGGCGTGCCACGAATCGAATTGCGCTGGGGACTGCGACTGATTTGAAATCTTGAGCAAGGAAATTCATTGAGTGGCGGGAAACATCAACGCCTTTATGAGAACTGATTGTGCCTGCTCTGGGACCTGAGAAGGGCAAACCTACACTCACGCTGTTGAAATTATGCAAGTGGTCTTTCAAGATTCGAGGGACAAGGTCAGTGGTTCGAAGACCTACGCTTGTTAATTGACCTGTGTAAACATGCTCCGCCTCGAATCCTTTCTCAACAAGGGTTTTACCTTGCATGTTCTGGAAAATGAATCTATTTCCAAAATTGGCAGCCCCTACACGGTCAGGGCGAATACGTACAGAGGGGTCGTCGTCAGCAAAAAGTAACATGGGTGGTGTAGAATCTGCACTCAGTACACCATCTCTGAAAAATACACTTGTGTCGTCTTTAATTCCGGCGCGGTCAGGATATGTGACGCGGCCAGCGCTTTCTTCCTCAATTAATCGGTATCTCCCTCCCCTTGTTGTTTGGAAGTCACTCGTTGAAAAGCGCGACAAAGATAGGTATCTCCCAGAAGTGTGACTCTCTCTATCATATACTGCGTGGTGGACAGCATTATCTACAAATTTTGGCGCCTCTGTGATGCTTCCTACTGCACTTCTGATATTGTCATCCCTACCCGTGCCGGGCTCGATAATGGTCCTCGCTGTCTCTGCTATACTATACGTCATGATGACACCTGATTATCGCTATGGGATGACTCATTTGTGTGAGTCGATGTATTCTGATAAGAGCCGGGATAGACACTTTGTGTGAATCGTGGCTGTACTGAGTAATCATTTCGGATAACATCCTCATCTCCTGACCTTCTTGATTGTCTCCGAGCAGCATCTGCTCTGAAATGTTGTAGAGTATTGGAGGAAACAATAATTCTCGCAACTGTTTGTTTAAGGCTTTCAGAGAAACCACTTGCCTCAGTACCGGGAATAACAGGCCCACTACTTGTAGGGGTTGTATAATCTGAAGTTGCGAATAAATAGGTAGGAGCATAAGGTGGATTATCAGGAGCAGGATTAGTGCTTCTCACAAATCTACCACTGGACGCTCTTGCGTTCGGCGCACTATATGTGAATACACCATATCTACCAGCAGCAGTGCCTGATAATGCATGACTTGTATCTCTGAATATCTCAATATGGCGATGGTCTAAAACACGCACGGGCTTCACAAGCAGACGGAGCAGTTTGTCAGTGGTATTCGTTCTGGTGCCACTGCTCGCAAGAGGGTTGTGACTACTGGTCTGATATGGATTAGCACTCCCCCCAGATGAAGAACCCCACCCAGCGTCACTGATAGGTTCCATGTAATTCAACAAGTCCAGTATCAGAGTTCCCCCCATTGGCCATAATCCATGAGTCATATTCAGTCTCATAACTTGTTTGAATGAAGAAGTGAAATCTAATGACGTTAAATCATAATCGGCAACTGCACGAGTATCTGTTTTGATTCCCGCAGCCATGATGTACCTTCTACCTATTGCTCTGTCAGTGTGAAGACTGTGGGCCTCTGTAGCCATAGCCACGTATTCAGAAGACAGACCATCATTGAATTCACTCACGGTCATAGTATCTAATCCGATACGAGGGGATAGTCTTGAAATCGGCTCTTGGATGAATTCATTAGCAGGGACAAAAGTATCTTTTGCGCGCTCTATGTTAGAGCCCGCCATACCTTCAGGTTTGAGTAATCCGTCATCTGAAGACACTCCTAATTTGTTACTGATGCCTCTCTTCAATTCATCTGAGGCGAGGTCTGAATTACTCGGTCTTATGAGGCCTTTACCGAATACTGGTTCTGATGTATGATGTGAAAGAACGTGCCCTGTTGGATTCATTACAGTATCAACACTTTGTAGAACATCTTCGTTGAAAACTGTAGGCCAGCGTACACCTCTACCATCACCTCTATCACCTATACGTTTGGCGGTGGCAGGGTCAAAGAAATCTAATTCTGCCCGTGATGGTTTATGCCTTGCAGGGTCGTCAAATGTTTGGGCTGACTTCGTCCTATCTGTAGCACGATACGCGTCTTCTGGGTCCCAAGCAGGTCTTATACCGAACCCTCTCAACGGGAATCTTCTCACATCCTCACCTGTTGTATTACCCCACCAATCTATCACATAGTGGCTGATAGCCAAAGCCAGATTTCTGCGCTGTTTAGAAACAGTGCTCATTATACCTGCTATCCTATCTCCTTGGTGATGTCTCAAGACTGTATCAGTATTGACGAAGTTTCTGACAGCACAGCCATAAGGTCTTGTCATCCTACGCCCTTGACTATAACGCACTTGTTGTATTTTAAGGTCTGAGCCCACCATAGCACTTGCGTTGGTGATACGCTCAAGGACACCCACATAAGACGTAGAAGTGGTCGCAGTGGATGTAGAGTGAATACCTGAATTACTACTACTACTACCTTCTATGAAAGTGGATGTAGTCTGGCTATCATTCTGCACGAATGGGCCGGGCTTATACCCAGCATGTATGTTGGAGTAAGGGTCAACTAAAGATGTCGTAGACCAGATAGCCCAACGTGGTCGATTGAATGGTTGACGTATCCCGAATCTATAACCAAAGCCTCTATTTCTACTGATATTATCACTACCAGTGACTGGGTCACTCAATGTTTCACTATCGACCGTACCCATGGAAGTGCCATTAGAACCAGTATCTCTGTAGATGCTTCTATTATCCCAATATTTACCCCATCCCGGAGCAGCGGTGCCCCACAACGTAAGAGTAGACATCTGAGCACCGAATCTTGAACCACCGGGCCAGAATGCCCCAAAGTGATATTTCTTCGCTGATGATTGTGTGTCATTTCGCGCCTGTGGAGGATATGAGACATTGAATGAATCAGGGTCAACTATCGTACCACCTGCTTGAGACCAGTGGCGGGCTCGGAAATCGAATGGTCCATCACTCATCGTGTAAACGAATTCGTGATAATGAACAGTCTCGAAATGTTCAGGTAAGTGATTGTAAGGGCTTTTATCAACTGCTGCATCACCAATATTGGTACGTGAGTCTGAATAATATGTCATTGGTCGTCCAAGATTATAGTGCCACGCGCAAAGATAAGCATCTGGTGAATGTAGACTGTTCGTGTCTCTTGTCCCTGCTAATAATTGGGGTAAGTTACGTGTGGCTATACTCCTATCTGACTTTGTATAGACTTCACCGGGTGACAATGTACCATAGGCGCCACTCAATCGAATTGTTGTCCCATCACTAAGTGCAGACCAGAAAGCAGCATTACCTGAGACTCCTGTGAATCGTGAGGTATTAGTCAACGCTGTTCCACTACTATATCCTCTATTCGTATATGTAGCAGTGTGCTCACGACCGGAACTATCTGTAATGACTAATTTATGGTTCCAATAATCTCTCCCTACAAGAGGGAAGAGGTCATTGTTGTCTACAGCGATAACCCCGTCTGCTGATGAACCTGCTGAGGTTTCAGCAGTTGTGGTCTTCTTGAAAGTACATGTGGGGGTAAGACTACTGTAAGTATGGATATACGGGTCAATGTAATATGTAGGATATCCTGCAAGTGTTATTTGGCTACCTACAGCACCAAGCGTGCTTCTACAGAAATGATAGTAGTCATCAGGGAGATAATGTTCTAATTTTCTCCATGGGTTGGTAGCGTAAACTGTAGATGATTTGATGGCTGGTGCCCACCATGGGACTGTTAATGTGTAACCCGGTGTTGCTTTCCTGAACATATTCGGACGGTAAGGTAGAGACCTACGAGTGAAAGCGCCAGATGTTCCCTCGTTGACACCAAATGCATTATACAATCCTAATGTAGGTACTGAGGTGAATTGTTGACCGGGTGCTGGGTCAATATCAAGCATGACCTCATTGATGATTATCTCACAGCCTCGTATATCAGCCATAGTGGCTTCAGCCAAAATGAGGTCGAATCCAGTAGCACCGTCTGCCTGTAAAGCAATTACAGTGTTGACTTGTTGGTCTGTGAGAGTAGGATATACAGTACCTGTGGGTTTCCCTGTGGCGCCGAATGACTCATTCGCATTATTACCCATAAATTGTTGAGCGAAAAGATTAGGCTGGATGACTATTTGATATGCTCCTGCCTCTAATGGGTCAGGGAAATTCCAATGCAGCGCGTAATTAGTGCCTTTCTCAAGACGGATTCTATGACCACCTGTTGAATTGACTGTATCCGTACTTGCTATACCATATCCATCAAACCTCATTTTCGTTTCAGTCAAGAGAGTGAAAGCACCCCCATGTATATCTGATGGTTTATGTGCCGATGTAAGAGAAGAGAACCACATTAAAGGATTAATGCCCACTCCTTTCTTGTTATTCATCAATCCGTCTGTACCGTCAGCATGGAATGTTCTACTATTATCTAAAGTAGTATATCCTTCATCTTGCTCGACACTGTCTATACTGGTAGTTGCACATCCAAATGCTGACGAGTAAATCCTTTGATAGAGAGGATGAGCAAGATGCCCCGGCATCATCGCCATAGTCGGCGTGACATAATGGTGTCCCATTCTCGGGATAGGCATAGGTGTTAAACGGTCTGAGCGAATAACAGTAGAAGGACAAGTAGTATTACCTACACTACTCCATGTAATGGGCTTCTTATCGGGACTTTCCCCACTCACTTCAGCATGGTCTCTCAATCTTCGCGCTGCGAAGTGCCGAGTAGAACCTGCTGGGACATAGAATGATAATTTGATAGTGTCTCCTGAAGAAGCAGAAAAGTCGGGTGGGAAAACACAACCTGTGAATGTAGAGCCACTTACGTTAGTGTAAGATACAACATGGCCATTCACAACTAAGAAGTATCTCCCGTCGGGAGTAGCGTCTTGTTTCCACACAGTGCTATCCACAGCACTGTCTGCTGTCAATACAGTCCCAGAATAAGATACGAAAGTGTGCTCGTCGTGAGTGATGACACCAAGACTACTGATATACAACGGCTCTCTTTCTGTGTAAGTATATCCCTGTCTAACTACATGGAAGTATAGAGCACGGTCATGAGGCTCATAGGAAGTAGCAAGCGGGTTCTCATTATCCATATCTCCTACGCGCCCATCTGGGAAATTATTTGGTCTTGGGTCAATTCTTTCCCATCCCTCATTTTCCCAGAAGGGACCAGTACTGGGATTAGTATTCGTGCTATCGAAATTAGATTGAACGACGCTGTCTGGTAATGATGGTCGTTGTAGGCCTCCTGTCCCCATAGTCTCGTGCTGATACGCTTGAAGTCTGTCGAACCCAGAACGTACCAGTATATCTCCCGGAATACTATCAGCATCAGGGAGTTGAATTTTGAGATTAGGGGAGTCCCCGCTACCAGATAAAGCCGGTGCGAGCCCTCCTACATCACGATTAGATGTGAGTTCATAATCTCTAATGACGGTACCGAAAGGTGAACCTCCCTCTAATGTGTGTATTTGACCGGTATCGTCTATAACTTCAATCTCTTCAAACTGAGACTCCTCATTTGGTATATCTAAGGCGTTCTTTATTTCATGTGGGAATCTTTCTGCGAATTGTGGATGGGATAATTCCTGCGCTTGTATAATTGGATACATTGCTTTATTCGTAGACTCGAAAGAGAATCTCACATTCCCATAAACTGTTTCACCGAATTTCACATACGAGGAAGATACTTTCCGATAAACCCAAGGCACGGCACCTAAACCTCGTGCGTTCTGTGCTGGTAAGCAAACATTACCACCATCCATCCTTTTCCATACAACGTGTTGTGAGAAGAAATTACGTGCAGCACTCTTGCTTCTCCAATAATCGAATGCGTTATCATGCGCATCTAAATTGAGTGCTATATTATTATCAGTGCTACAGAGAACCTTGGTTGTATCTGCACCAGCGAACCCAGTGATTGTAACGACATCGTCACCCATGAATCCACTGGCGAATCCACTTACTGTTGTATTTGAAAGAGATGAGGAGATTGTATTATTACCTGCACTCCCCGCAGTCGCTTGTGTTAATGTCAATATATTACTTGAGCGCGATACGAGTATCTTCCCATTATGTCCATTAGCGTGTTCTATTGCCGCCTCTAAGGAAGCAGCCACATCATCATTGTTATTATCTATACTGAATTGATTTAATCCAGCATCTGCTGTACCTGAGACAGCGGTGTATGTTACGCTTGTATCATCTGTAGAAACCATTACGATGGTTTGAGTAGCGCTGGGCTTACCTGCTGCTATATTTACAGTGGCTGTTGCCCCACCACCGCTTTTTGTGATTGTTTGGTTCCCTGCAGTACCTGCAGTTGATTGAGAGAGAACTAAGGTTCCTCCTAATTGTGATACACCGACAGTGCCATTATGACCATCTGAATGTTCAATTGCCGCTTTGAGACGGCCAGCAATCAGAGTACCTGTAGTGTCTCCTTGTATTCTTACATCTCGCACTGTTCCTGAACCCACAACCGCAGTATCTGTAGGGGCAGCATCATCATCCCATGTGTAAGTTCTGACTGTGCCTGCAGAATCTGTGATGACAATAGCGCCACCATCATAATTAGCAGGAGTTCCACTTACACATACAATCTTGGCTGACGCCTTCCCTTCACTCAATGAGAAAAGGGCATCATCGGGATAGTGAGACACTCCCGGATTCATACCTTTATCGAAGAACAAATCCCCAGTGGGGAATAGACATGATTCCATCGGGGCAGTCCCAGCAGCAGCGCTTGAAGTCCATGCTGCGTTGTTTGTCCCACCAGTGAAATTACTCACTGTAGTATTTGACAATGTGGAAGAGATTGTAGTATTACCCGCGGTACCTGCATACGCTTGTGTGAGCGTTAATACATTTGAGATACGAGAGACAAGAATTGCGCCATTATGTCCATTCGCATGTTCAATTGCTGTCTCTAAAGAATTAGCAACATCGTCATTATTATTATCGACACTGAATTGATTCAATGCCGCGTTTGCTGTTCCTGACACTGCTGTATATTGTATCGATACACCTTGGGTAGATATAATAGTAATAGTTTGAGTGGCGCTGGGTTTACCTGCTGCGATTGTTACAGACCCAGCGCCCGAAGCATATCCATCATAAGCATTTATTGGTGGAGAGAATACTGTGTCAAACCCAAGACTCTCATTGGTATTTGCATAGGCAACTTGTGCATCTACGTGGGGCCCACCATTGGCCTCGGCAACAAAACGGTCATTGTTGTGTCGAGAATTATGAGATACTACAATGGTACCACCAGTACCCCCTCCCCACTTTTTATCCAGCATATCTCCAGCCAGAACTATACCTTCACGGTCAGCCTTTGCTATAATAGGGAGTTCTCCTTCATAAGACACAGCAACATAATGACGTGCATGTAAACCAGTAGGGCAAGATGAACCATTCTGAGCGTAAGTATATCTTTCAATAACAGGGTCGGAACCCGTAGTTGATTTAGTGAGAACATAGAAAGGAGAATTGAGAGAATGGCATTGCGCTGAAGGCCCGTAAGGATTGAAACCAAGTCCGGGATGCCATGCGCCCAGCCCGGCTGCTACACCATGTTCACCATCCGCTCTGTCTACTTTCAGACTGTTCAGATAGGAATATCTTTCACCATGCCAACCTATTGAACCTACAGGGCGTGTCCTATCTACAGCGTCTACATATCCACTGAAATGGACTTGGGTACCAGCAAGTGCATCCAATATTGTATTGCGAGGGGGTGTAGCGGTAGATGCTGAATAATTGCCTTCTCCAGAAATAGTTTCAGGCGCCCCATTCGACCAACGGTGATTCCCCGTTTGGGTCCATACATAGACATCATAAGGGTCAGTATTGTTGGCTGAAAGTGCACCCGTCCCACTACCAGTAGGGTCTTCCAGATATCTCACAGCCGAGCCAGATAATGTACTTCTGAAATTATTAGAGAGATAGATTTCATTTTCGCTTGCATTATATCCGTAATAGAACCCATACAGACTAACTGGGTCAGTGCTACCACTTGTTCTCACAAGTCTTACCCAACCGAAAGCGGGCAGGCTTTCAGGTAATTTACCCGGGGAACCATCACCACTTGGTGTTATCCCGAGATAAGAATGACCATTAGTAGAATTCCCGTGTATCTTGTAATTGTCCGAGGCCACACTACCTACTTTAGTCCAAGAATATCGGTCTTGGCGTGTAGCGTCTTGGAAAGAGGGTAAGAAAGTACCTCCAATGGCTTTTAGATTACCTTCTCCCGGCCAATTATTGATAGCCGCAGATATGATAGTAGCCAACTCTTCACTGTTCTGGCAACGTGAAGCATCAACCACGAAAACATCTCTTGGAGTATTTGACTCACTTAAATCGTAATCATACTCTGTGAGTGCCAAAGAACCTATACGGAACATTGTAGCATTAGTCCCTAATTGTATAGAGTGAGTAGCAGCACTGGAGGCTATATTCGTTGTTCTCTGCCCTGTAATGGTATTACTATTCGTAGGATGCGGGGGATTTTTACGTACAGCATTATCGAACCAATTCCCTCCCGGGGGTGACCCACCATCCATATGGAACATGACCCTCCAACTAAGAGCATCATCTGTATCACCATGCATTGATATCTGAGTAAAATCATAGAATGAGAAAGGATGACTGTAAACGCTACCGGCTGTTGCTCCATTAGAACCGAAATGATTAGTGATGAGAGACCCTTGGACGGCAGATGTGAGATTGAAATTACTGTTAGGGGCACCATAAGCAGGTTCCCAATGACGTAAGACATTGAAAGGATATACATTCGCTACTTGATATGCATGTGATTTTGGTAACCAAGCATCTGCTCCACCAAGAGAAGAATTCCCATTGCTCATTTCGTTTGGGAGATATTTCCCTGAAGGAGTTCCTCGATAAAATGCACCACCATCACCACCAGATGCTGCATATGCAAAAGTGTACAATACTTCATTCACATTCCACTTCGCTGATGGCTCTGTAGATGCAGCAGCGTTTGCTGCATTCTCACCACTCCAATGCTTTGGGACAGATTGCCCGGGACCAAAGATAACATATGCTACTTCATTTGAAGAATCATCATATCGAGCATAAGGATGCGCGAAACGTAATACGACAGGTATAGGTTTAGTTACTTTCACATTACCATAAACACTGGCCTTAGTAAGAGTATCACTGGGGTCATGAGTATCGGTATCAGAGGAGATATCTGTTGGTAGAATGGCATCTACATTAGCGAATGGAGGGCCTCCTTCACCCCGATGTTGGTCAAGTACATGAGTACCGGGGAACATTGCCATGATAGCAGTAGTATCAATCAAAGCATAGGAACCCATATTCTCTCCTACATTTTGGAGACCAGCGCAGCCTGTAGGCCCACTTGAATAAGGATGGCTCATCACACTTGTGTAATCATTAGGTGTGCCGTCATTGATGTCAAGTACAACTCCACTGAAACCTCCACCAAAATATAGTGGTACACTGTGGTCTGGGCTGTCTTTAGCCCCACGGAAATAAGTGATGGGTTCACCGTATGTATTACCAGCGATTCTTACACCGTCGAAGATACGCGCCTCTTCCCCTCTACCCCAATACCATACATAATCATCTGCGGCTACACTCAGACTGTCTTTCGCTTCAGTGTTTATGATACCGAAATAATGGTCATCTACTGCATTATAATCCGATAAAGGCTGCGCTAAAGCCCACCTTTCATCATCGAACCAGATGACTCTCTTCTCCACAAATGAGAGGTCGACGGAATTATTGAAATCTGCAGCGGTCTCGCTAAGTTGATTTTTCCTCCATGCTTCATATCTACCTAATGGTCCAAATGTGAACATGGTGTAATCAGTATATATTTTGACTGTTTTATAGCCACTTACACTGGTATCTATACTATGGACTCGTGTAATAGGCCCATCAATCGAAGGGAGTATATGGTCCCCAGCATATCTTGTGAAGAGTTCTCCTCTAAGATGCCTCTTCCAATCTGAGACATCAACTGCATTATTATTAGAGTCAACCAATAGAGGAGTGGCTGTATTAGCGTTCGTTCCACTATATTTAGTACGTATATTGAGAATATTCCTTGGGAGATATCCTACATCAAGACGCATGCCTCCATCGATTTCAGCACGACTGAGTCCTCCTAAATGATTATTATCAGCAGGAGCAGTGCCTCCCCCGTCAGATGCTGCTGAAGTAATACACCCAGCATATAATCCCCAATCTGTCAATCTCTCTACTTCGAAAAGGGTATCTAATGGCATCACTTTTGTTTTATCATTCAGTGTCTTGACACGAATAGCAGTTTTTGCACCATCGCCCATGATGTCTTTGAACTTCTTACGATTACTTGCATACATTTCACTACAATCGAAAGACTGTGCTTTACCACCCGGAGTGATACTCATAGCAAATTCTACAGCGGCAGCAATGACTTCATCAGTGAGGATAGTGGTTTGATTGAGAGCAGGGCTGAGAAGCACTGGTGAAATACTATCTCCTCTACTTGTCGGCCCTTTCTTAGATGCGGCATCGAAGATAGTTGAAAGAGTCCCACCAGTTATACCATGAAATTCATGTGTACCACTTGCTCGATTATGAGTTCTTCCAGTATAATGTAGAACGTGAGTACTACTGGTACCCGAACCGCTATCAGATGGGCTAATGAGAAGAGTACCACTATCTGGGAAACCTAACCACCCTAATGCATCCAGACTACTGGATGTAGGTACATCATTCCAGAGATTACTTATTGTGAGTACATCACTGGAAGATACAGAGACAGATACTGCGTATGCATTTTCTTCAGCACGCACACCTCTCCATAAGTTCCCTTTCCATGATGGTGCGTCTATACCATTAGCATAGGGCCCGATAGGATAGGCGCTCCCTCTCATATGTTTACCGAGAGTAAAACCACCTTGCGCTATATCACGGTCATCGAAGAAAATGATAATCTCATTTTCTAAACTGGGTGGTAAAATAGTTCTATCATTAGAGAATGATTCTCCTTCCTGACGATAAATAAGTCGAATGGTGTGACTTTTTCCATTATGGTCCACGAAACGTATTCCATATAATGAAGAGTCGCCTATCGCTGTTGTTTTCACATCATCACTGGGCACATAAGCAGAATACTCGGTAGGTCCGGCCACTGAATATATTTTAGCGAAACGCCCCTCGTTATTTTCAGGACCGAATCCCCATTTACCAGCATCAGGGGC